TCGAATCAATCGAGAAAAATGGGTACCCTAAAATATTATTCTGTTCAGAAATTGTCCTACCATGAACCAACACACCATGAGACCGCGCAAAACTAAAAAACGTATCAATATTATTGCGCAAATCAATATCTATAAAATTTTTAGACTCAACATCCAACGCAATGCATGGATAACACTCAAACCATCTATTTCTCAATAAATGGCTTACATCACCACCAGTATAAATAGGTACAATATTTTTTATACCATTCTCAAAACATTTTTTACGTATTGAAGCTAATTTTTTTTCCTCAAAAGCATCAGCTTCAATGCACAAAGCAAACATATGATGTATTTTTACCAAATCTGAATAATAGTCATTACAATATTTTTCGATTTCTTCAATACTTTTATTTTTCTTTTTTAATGCCGAAACACCTGATTCAAGAACAACATAGTCAAACCTACCTAGATCTTCACCGATCTCTTGAACAGTAGACCTAGAAAGCCATGATTTCAAATAGTAATACGACAAAACAATATTTCTCGCACCAATGCGATACAATCCATCTCTTATTTTTTTATTCTCAACACCAGCAAAACATAATTTCGTACCATAAGTACGTCTATCTTCTGATAAATTTTGATTCCATCGTTTAAGAAATGTCCTGATATCTTCTCTCTGCGAATAACCATCTACTACTTCTATTTGACTTTCCATATTATCACCAAGGCCAATTATTTTTTTCTCCATCACCATCAATATAATAATCCATGCAAGCTGTTGAATAACCCTTAACCAAAGAATCACTATGTTTACCATAAACAAATATTTCTTCATATTGAGCTTTCGTAACAGAATCAATTAATCCAAATGACATATGATTCTCATTAATAAGAAAACTCTTTGGTTCTTTTAAATTAAAACGAAAAAAGAAGTCTCTTATTAATGAGAACTTACTATGATTCCATTCACTATTTGACGAATCAAGATTTGAATTATCATATCCCAAAACACCTATTTCAACACCATGTCGATTCAAATAAGTTATTTCATCAATATCCATAACAGGCAAAGGAACTAAAGGATTAACGCTACCAACATGAGAAACATTTATAAAAACAATCGTATGTATCCCAAATTTCCTCACTGCAGTTAAAGCAGGAACCATAATACTCCTAAAACCACCTTCAAACAAAAGAAACATACCTGGCCATTTACACAAAGCCATAGGTAAAAAATAATAAAACCAATCCCGTTCAACGAGATAATTTTCTAACTCATATTCATAATCTTTCAAACTTTTCCATTCTTGATGAGAAGGAAATGCATCTCTAGACATAATGTGCTTAAATTTAAAAGCATTCATTTTTTACCTTCTAATTCCATTCTTACACGAGCAATGGAATAAAATAGGTATCTATATCTTAATAAAGAGTTCTTATTTTTTAGAACACGTATCCATTTTTTCCACAACCTACTTTTTGGCTCTACCAACCATTTTCCACCATAACCACCGGTTTTGGATCCATTCCCATCAAAATATTTAACCCATGGATTAATGGTAGTATGACCAGCCGTAACATGTGCAACCACTCTACAATCAATAGCATTGGTTTTTTTACAAAGTAAATCACGAAATGTATCTGCAAATCCACCATCGCCAGATATAACATTGACACTTTTATCGTCTTGAATTTCGCTGTCTAAATCCCTCGCAGCACTACAACAAAATAATGCAATCACAACATCTGGCATTACTCTGCTTTCCATAGCATCAATTAACATACTTAAATTATGAACACTAAATCCAAGCTGTATGGAATTTTTCAAACCATGACAAAAAAATGCAACAACATCTAAAGGTGATTCGTGTTCTTTTATTTTATCGCAAATAAAATTACGCATGTCTCTTCTTCGCAAAGAAACATCCACTTCCACAATATTAGATGACTCGATAGAATGATGTTTAGAAAAAGCTATTGCTTCAGGCAAAAACGCACCCGTATAATCAGGTTTCAACTTACCAGTTTTTTTATCCCTTTTAGTATTTCTATCAGGAAGAAATATTAAACCATTCATAATTAACCCTTTTATCTTTTTATAGAATCAACTCAACTTATGACTTATTTTTTACACTTAACTGTCCTATTAACAACCTTACTAGGATCAGGTAAACGCTGTTTTCTACTAAATATCATCTTCAATGCACTATTTAATGTTTCAGAAAAAACACTAGATGTTTTTTTAGCTATAATTTTTGCCTGACAATCCGAATATAAAACATGTGCCATGTCACGCAAATCACTCAATGTTGCCTCTCTTTTCATTCTCATGCCAGGAAAACGAGTAGCAACGTCAATGTTTCCATCCCTCAAAAAAACAAGAAAAGCTGTTGTGGGAATTTCTTCTTCAATCTCAGATTCCTCTTTGGGATGAGGATCATCACCTTCTCTATAATCAACCATTTTATCTCCTAACGTGTAAAACAAATTTAACAATTGTCCTGGTGTTATCATCATCACATTTATCAAAACCAGGAACACAATACAAATCATTACCTGTACGCGCCACCATTCCTCTTGCAATAATGATTGCTTTTACACTCTGATTAACAGCACCAGCACCAATGGCATTAATAGTAACATTTTTACCATCGGTAATATTTATGTATATAGTAGTAGCAACTTTATTTGGATTTGATCCATTAGCTACTCTAATGATTGTCTCATTATCAGCTTCATTGTACTTTTCTGCTTCATATATAGTTTTCATTTTCAATCACCAAAATCATATCCTTTACTTTCTTAACAATTTCATTTTCGTATTTCTCTTTAATTTCATAATATCCAACACAACAACACCCCAGTCTTAAAAGCGCGAAAGCATCAGCTTCATTATGAGTTTTAAATGCGATTCCATGCTCATACTCTAATGTTGCTTTGATCACTCCCTTACCAGCACGACCATGTCCACAAGCAAACTTTTTTAACATAGGTGGTGGTATTTCAATCATAAAATCACAAAAATCAATCATATGATCTCTAAGATAAAAACCCAATTCTGCCATATCTAAAATAGCTTTACCACGTGAACCATATGAATATCCCTCAACCAATATTAATTTAGGATTGTATTTTTTTGCCCATTCAAAAGCAGTATCAATAACAACACGATAACGATGTCTCCTTCCACGAACGCTTTTAGAATGTTCTTTTGCTATAGTTTTTGTCTCGTGAATAAGTACACCATTATCTGGTATATAAATAGCGACAGCAAAACCACTTAAAGAAGGATCGATGCCCATAATAGATCTTTTATCTACTACCATCATAATCTATTCCACGACGACTTATCTCTCTACTAATAGTCGCAAATTTTTCCTCATAACCTTTTAATAAAGCACCTAAAGTAACAACTAGAGCTTTTTGTCTTTCAATTCTTAACTTTAAATCAACAATATCTCTCGATTGAGCAATAGCGGCTTTCGTTTCGGTCATCGTTTTATAATCCCCATTTGATTTATAAATACCATTGACCATTTCAACATCTAATTTAACTTTATAAGCACTAAGATTTACCTCAGCTTTTGAGAGAAAATGCCTCGCATACGATGCTAAACCAGTCCAATATGTCATGTGTTCGCTTAATTTATCCATATCAAGATCAGCAACATTTTTAGGCCAATCTAAATGATAATCAATAGGTTTAGATGGCAAAGGCAATCCTAATGACGAAATAACGTCTAGTGCATTTATCAAACTATGACTGTCATTCCCCATTTTTTTCGCCTTTTATTACCAATATCAACCATATGATCCCATGATCTATCAGCAAAACAATGACTCGCTTTTTTGCATTTTTGTGGAATGGAATCGCTTCTTTTCGTGCACTCCTCCCATTTTGGAGGTAAAATTTTTCTTTGCAATGATAAATAAAAAATAAGAGGAACATTAGTAAAAAATTCACTTTCAAAATCATCTAAATTCAAAGAATATTCTTTTTCTTTTGAACAATTTTTTCCAATATAAAAAACAATAACCTTTGACGGTTTAGGAATCGCAATATCACAAGGTAACCCTTCCACACATCCACTGCGTATCAAATAACCATACGTTTTGCCCTGACAAGAATGATTATATCTAGCACCATCAAGTTGAAGAAATATAGGATCCCTCATACTTTTCAATTCCACAACAAACCACTGATTGTATAACTTAATTAATCCATCACAATGACCAACAAAAGAAATGTTATACTCATCAAAACGCTTCACAACTGGAATCTCTCGATAAATCCATTGCCCCCATAAACCACAATGGATACAACCACCACGTAATTCAATCCTACCTTTTTCTAAACAATGGATACAACTATTTTGCTTTAAAGCTGAATCACATTCATGTCGATCTTTGGGCATAAAACCCCAATGGATGAAACCACACCTCGAACACTCCCATTTTCCCCACAAAATCCCCATTGGTCCTAAATATTTATTTTGATACCAATCATGTAAAGCAGTACCAAAATTAAAAGTTCTAATCAAATCCGGTGAATTTTTTCTAGGTTTGGTTGGAATCAACTTATTAATAACAAGTTCTCTTACACAATAACCAGCAAATTCAGAAACATGAAAATTTTTATCTCTATTATTAGGTAGTGATTCAGATTTAATTAAAAACTTATCAATTTCATCTGATAAACATACATGTTTTTTCGTTCTGCGAAGTAAATTTTTTATTCCCATACTATTACTTTTTACTAAAGTATTCTATTTGTCTGAGTCTTTTTTCAGCTTGTTTTTTGGTTTTATATGTTCTACTTATATTTTTCCCCTCTTTATCCTTTATAACCCATCCACCTTTAATTTTTACAATCATTTTCCCTCCAGTGATCCCTTGTTGAATCGAACAACCTGACGCCACCCAGCATATATATGTCAGTAGGTTTACAGCCCACCGCTGGGAAAAGGGATCAAATGAGTAGATAATAAACAAACATAGGAGAATTTATTTTAGTCAAGGATTTGTTGGGGCATCCTTTAAACTCACAATTATCTACTCATAGAAAAACAATGACACATAAAAATAATATGTCAAGACTTTTTTCTGATTATATAAAATATATCTTTACTGACATTAGCAAAAGCTTTTGCCACCTTATCGGCTGATTTTTTATGAATCAAAAAAGATAATATTGATTGATGACTCTTTTTATTTTTACCTACTTTAATCAATTCTACTCCTATTGTGTACTCATTATTCTCTGCAACAATAAATTCATACCTTCCATGAACAGAATAAAATCTCATTCCTATAACTCGAATTTTCTATTTGTATAATACTCTGAAATAGCTTCTTTCATAATCGCATAAGTAACTTTAGGCCTTGAACCATTAGCTCTCTCAATAGCAATTTCAGCAGCACGATCGCGAATTAAATTAATCAAACCCTGACGAACAGCTGGTTTGTCAATGTCCAAAAGAAGTTTCTTAGCTTCAACAATAGCAACAACTTCTTTTTCAGCCTTTTCGTTATACTCAATATCAGGCTCAATCAAATCAATCATGTCATCAAGCAAAACCGAAAGAGCTTTTAAATCCTCTGGGGTATCAACGAAAATATTCCAGTTGATGTCAGAAACAGATGTCGCCATCTTTTCATCGTATTTAAGACCACCACAAAGGACTTGACTTGATCTTCTAGCCAGCCGAGTCAATTCCTTAAATGCAAGCTTTTCATTTTCTTCTGGTGATGGTTCTTCTGCTTTCACATCTTGTGAAACAGCTTTTTTGGCAATCTTGTCAAGTTCTTTATCGACTAATTTCCGTAACCGTTCCCCTTTGAGATCCTTTGCCACTTTTACATATTTTTTTTGAGCTTCTTTTGGAAGCCTATTGACTTCAAAAGCAGCACTCATTGATATATTCCCATCAATAATATTAACTTGTATAAGTTCTTCCATATCTAAAAGGGATAAATACCTTTTGATTGATTGCTCGCTCATATTCAATTTCTTACTAACATTTGGCACACTAGAACGATAGTTACTCATTAATTTTCTGATTGATTTAGCAATATCAATTGGATTCATATTTTCACGTTCAATATTTTCAATAATACAAATCTCAAACATATTTTTTTCATCAATAACATTATGATCATAAACCATCGCAGGAATAACTGTAAGATTTGCAAGTTTTGCTGCTTCAAACCTCCTTTGACCTGCAAAACCAGTGTATCCCCCATTCCCATCATCCATAACCAAAATAGGTTGCTTTACACCATGAGTTAAAATACTCTCTTTTAAATTATCCAAATCCCCCAAATCAGATCTGGCATTAAATAACTCATTCCATTTAACTTTTTCTACTTTAACAATCTGATAATTATTCATTTCTCTTACTCTTTCCTTTGATCTTTTCGATATATACCAACATAACCCAGTTCTTTTAACAATTTATATGAAAAAGACCTATTGATTTCAATAGGATCACCAATAATCAAATTATCATACTTTTTCTTAAGACAATCTACACATGCACAATTATTTTCATTCACAATAAATGTTTTCTTATGATCACAATCTGCTCTAAAAATACGTGCACCATGAGTACTTAATGTATTAAGAATAAAATTATTAGGCATTTTATCCGAATCATAATCCAAAAACATAGGCCTTCTTAATTCCCTATCACCCATATCAATCTCCCGTAGATCCAAAACCACCTTCTCCTCTTTCTGTTGTCTCACTGAATTCATCAACTACATTAAATCCAGTAAACGAAGGTACTTTGGTTATTAATAATTGAGCAACCCTTGAACCAGCCAATAATTCAATGTCAACATCAGATAGATTAAAAAATCCAATCTTAAGCTCACCACGATAATCCGAATCAATCGTACCTGGAGCGTTAAGAATAATCAATTTCTTTTTTGTCGCCAATCCGCTCCTGCTTCTCACTTGACCTTCATACCCATCAGGTATCTCAATAGCAATCCCTAAATTGATCACTTTTCTCTTGCGTGGCTCAACTACAAAAGTCTCTGGGGTGTACAGATCAAAACCAGCCGATCCTTTTGTCATCTTCTTAGGTAGTACTGCGTTTTTATTTAACAACTTACAATTTATTCTGTTATTGAATTTTTTTCTCTCGGTTTTTTCTTTTTTAGCACTTGCTATTTTCAAATTCATCTTTTCAATAATTTTACTAAATCCAAATATATTAGCCATCATATATTCAAATGAAACCTTTTTGCATTTATGATCAACTGCTTTACCTGTCTCCAACTCATGAAACCTATCACATATACTTACCTGCACCTTTCTAGGTGCAGTTTTCATGAATAATTTAAAATCTTTTTGAACTTTCTTAAGATCAGAAACATCTATACAATCGTAGACATCAGAATCTCTACATAATGCCCAACCATGTATTAGACTATAATGTCTAATCTGTTCGTCCTGCCAAACCATCAACCTACGATTTGCTACCCTTAACACTGGACAAACAATAGACGTATTTTTTGAAGTATTAATTTTTACACAAATCATTTTTCCCTCAATAAAACTCTTCGTCTCTTTCCTATAAATCACGAAACAATCGTCACATAGGTAAAGACCACCATCGGTTATATGTATAGCCCAATTCAAACCACACAATTCACAAACAACACCTATGCCGAAATAAAATAAGATCTTCACAAACATAATCAATCACTATCAACAAGATCTATTAAATCAATTATGTATGAAAAAACATCTGATGGAACAGCAACCCAATCTTTTGGAATACCATCAGGTAAACCATAAGCTGACATAACAATAGCAGGATCTTTTCCAATATCCCTAGCTTGTGCAACAATTTTTAAAACATCTACTTTATTAATAGAAATCGATGCCTTATCTGTTTCTTTACACTCAAAAATAAAATGACCTTTATTACCATCACCTTTTTGTGATATCCACGGTCTATTACCCGATCCTACTGTTAAATTGAAACCAATTTCCTTGGATAATCTTTTTTCATTCTTTAACGAAATACTTTTTACGCTTTTATTATCGTTTCTAAATAATTTAGGAACTGGTTTGCTACGCTTTTTCATTAGATATATCTTCTTCATAACCAATTGAAACAGGTGTTACTCCTTCTTCGCGCCATTTATATTCCAAATCTAACACTTGCTCTTTTAATTTAGAGACTATTTCTGGATGATTATATAAAAATTCAATAGTCTTTTTCTTACCATCTATTTTTATAGATTCTTTGACAATTGGAGGATTAAAACTAACCCATTTACCACTACTCTTAATTAACCCCCAATACTTCGCAAAATCAAAAATCTGTCCAATTTCACCAGTGCTACCTATGCCATCATTCGTATCTGAATTGACAAAATAAATTTCATATTGACCACCTCTCATAGGAGGTGCTGTTTTGTTTTTTTTGAACATAAATTCAACCAGTATACCAATAGGACGATTAGTTATTGGATCATTGATAAAATCCTTTTTTGTAAATACTATCTCTATAGATGCAAAATATTTATGTCCTTCGCCACAAGGTGTTGTTTTATAAACAACACCACCACCTATTTTTAATCTAAATTGATTTATCAACACAATTGAACATTGAGTTTCTGAAAGTAAACCACAAGCATTCAATCCTGAAGTCCATTTTCTTAGTGCCTGATTAAACAATCTAGCATTAAGACCCATATGAACTTCGCCAGATGCACCTTCTATTTCTGCACTTGGTGATAGTGCAGCTATAGAATCAACAATTACTAAGTCACATTTATTAGATCTAATCAGACCATCACAAATATCAATAGCTTCTTCCGAAGAAGCTGGTTGAACCACATAAAGATAATCTGTATCAATACCCCATTTTCTAGCCCAATCAATTTCAAAGGTGTGTTCCAAATCAACCCAAACAACATTCATTGGTTGAGGTTCACCACTCCTACCAAAATCAAGCTCTTCAATTTCACCACCACTATCTATTCTCAAATACGGTTTACCTGTTAACCTATCACAACGCTGAAACTCAGCAGCTATTTTCATCGCAATACAAGATTTTCCAGTAGATTTATCACCATGAAGCATGGTGATTCTACCCCTAGGGACACCACCTCCTGAAGCAATATCTAGAGCAAAAACACCAAAACTTACTCTTTTGATTCTAAGACTTTTAGCATCAGAAGCTCTAAGTATAGTGCCCTTGCCAAAATTTTTATTGATTATTGCAGCAACACCATCTATATCAGATGGTATCAATATATCTCTTTTACTTTTCTTCGTCATTCAAAATCCGTTTTGCTTTTTCACCCAAAATGCGAGCCGTCTCTTTTCTATCATCACCAAGCGCACTATAAACGTATTGTTCACACTTATCCAAAGCGAATAAAAAAGCGTTATCAGATTCTTCCAAATAATGCGGAACTGAAACTGAAATGTCAAGTCTCACACTTTCAAACTGCCTAGGACACACTGTTAATCCTAGTTTAACAGTAGTATGAGCAACATGTTCAGTTTCAAAATCTAAAATCTCAAGAACATCACAATTGTCATCAGACTTAGTGATGCGCCGACCTTCTTTGAACTGACGACTTACAATCTTCTTCACTGGCATACATTTTTTATCCAAAATAACCCTCAAATCCCTTCTGGATGATCTTTCCAGAGTTTATTTACTCGATCAAAAAAATTAGTATTACTCAATTGATTTTTAACAATCAAAGAACCATATAAACATTTTGTTTCTTCATAGATTCTTTCCAATTCATTAACTTGTAATTGTGTATACAATCTAGGATGCCTTTTATTTCCATACATCGCTCGAGGAAAAGAGCATTTTTTATTCTCCTCCCATCTTAATATAGTCCTGGGCAATCTTTCGAGAATTTTAGCGATATAATTCAACCGATAACATTTAATTTGCCTTGATTCATTATTCGATAAAATAACATCAAAAATTATATAATCCTTTTTGATTTTTTCTATCTTACTCTTAGAATTATTCTTAGCAATCTTATTTCTAAATTCTCTTGATCGTTGCTTTGCTTTTTCGCGATACTCCGGATCTTTGCGGTATCTCTCTTTACGTTTTTCTGTTATTTCTTTCCCGTGTTTTTTCCAATAATCTGCGTGATATTCTTTCCTATTCATTTTTTTTCACCCTAATAATATAACCCAAATAATAAATCACATTTTGAACACAAAATATAATAAATACTAAAAAGGAATATCATCATCATTAAATTCATCTTCTACAGAATTATCCTCTTTTGATTCTTTTACATTTGAATTACATAAAAATCGCTCCATTTTATGTAATCTATTTTCTAATTCTTGAATTTTGTTATCCTGATTTTTCATTCTGTTACCTAATTGGTTTGGATCCCTACGAACCCAAGGACATTTTTGACAATCCATCATTACCTCCTTTATCATGAATGGGCCTCAAGCCAATTTTTACCAAAACCACCACTAACCTCTAACGGTACACAAAGATTCAATGCATCACTCATATGCCTAACGACATCATTGGATCCCTCATCTATAAAATCATTGCGGAGCTCAACCAGTAACTCATCATGCACATTTAAATTGAGTTTCGCTTTACCAGTCTTTTTATAATAATCATAAAGGACACCACGATCTTTCCAATCTCTGATCAAATTTCGCATTGCTATTTTCATGACATCAGCAACACTTCCTTGACCAGGATAATTCGATGCACATCTTTCAGCTTTTAACCGTTCCTGAATATTTGATGAATCAAAACCATTTATATATATAATTCTTCCTGTTATGGTTCTTATATAACCATATTCTTTAGCAAATTTATGAACCCTTTTATGATATTCCTTTACACCTGGATAAGTTTTATGCCATTTACCATAAATATCACAACTTCTTCCAATGGGAATATTCAATAATCTTGAAAGAGTTTTGGGTGTTGCTTCATAGATTAAACTTAAATTAGCTTTTTTCCCTTCATCCCTAGAACAATCACACTCCTGTGATGTCTTTAAATGTAAATCATTATCAACATAAGATAAAACATCAATCATAGCAGGATCTTTTGAAAGATAAGCAATCATCCTTAAATCAGCACAAGAATAATCGGCATCAAAAAAAGTCCATCCTTCATCAGGAATAAAAGCTTTTCTTATTTTACTTCCTACTTTTGAACGAATAGGAATCTGTTGTAATGCTGGATTTGAAAATGCCAGCCTACCAGTAACCACATCAGTCTGACTACAATCTGCTCTAATCCTACCATCATCGTTAAATTCTGCCTTTTTCACCAAACCTGTTGTAAAGGTATTTATTATCTTTTTATATTTTTCAAACGTATTTTTATAATGCATTACCCTATAAGGAAGGGACTTTTTGTCCAATTCCCTTGATATCAATTTACGATTATCACGGTTAATACTGTAATAACCACTTCTACCACGCCTAATATTCGATGGTAATTTCCACCACTTCAATTCATCAATCAATTTACTACTAACAGACTGATTGCACGATATATCAACCCCCACAATCGATTCAAAAACTTCTGTTATCCTGTTATTTTCATTAATTAAATATTCTCTCAATTTTACTAAGAGATTTTTATCAATACCAATACCAACTTCATTTATATGAGGTAAAACCTCTGAAGCAATCGGACATTCAATGTCAGTAAATACCTTATTTATTTCAAATTTAATCAACTCAGGAATCATACGTTCACCAAGCATCAAACTCCACAAAGCCATATTAGAACTATAACTAGCCATAACTTGAGGATTAACCTCATGAGCCCTTTGTTTCATCGGTATAATTTCACTATATTCAACAACACCAATATCGAATATTGATCTTAATAACTCTCTCAGTTTTAAATTCCTACCAACACCATAACCGAGTAACCAGCACGCAATTTTAGAATCCCTCCATGTTACATTCGACTCAATTCCAATATTTTTTGTTACAATAGAACTAAACTTAACATCATGAGACCAAACAATTTTATTCTTATCATTGAAAATTTTCTTCAACAAATCAACAGAATCATAAATATTATAACCTTTATTATGACCTAATGGGCAATAAAATTTACTACCATCAGGTAATCCTAAACCAAAACCAACAAATTTCATTTTGTCAATACAACTACAAGATCTATTATCTGTATAATAACTGGTTGTTTGATAATCTATGCCAATTTTATCAAAATTAGAAACTTTGTTTGTCAAAGCTATTAATTCTTCGCTGTTTGTTATCAATGTATTCATTTGACACCCAGAAAAAAGCCGACTTTATTTACGACGATTCCCTAAAGTTATTTATATTAATTAAAAAGGAATAATATCTTTATCATTATTACTAATACTAGAATAATTAGTATTACTAGTATTACTATAATTGCCTTGATTATTTTTTTGATTTTCATTCTTGTTCTTTTTATTAAATTTAGAAACACCTCTTCTATTACCAATTAATTCAATTAATTCACGTGGTGTTTTAGGTTTGAATACTTCGTTGTACGGTGCTGGTTGGATATCATCAGGCAACTCTATTTTTCCCTCGAAATCAAACTTGTCTCCCGTATTAGGAGAATCAGGTGTCATTCTTTCAATCTCGAATCGGCATCCACGTAATCCACCGCGTTTTTCTCTTTGAGATTCAAGATGACTATATCCTAAATTTTTTACAACCAAAAGTTTAAGAACATCGGAATGCTGAATTCCTTCTTTATCTACCCAACCTTCATGATCTATCACGGTGTTCGGAACAATACTAAACGAATAAAAACTGCGTTCACATAGAACACAACCAACACTATCATTATCAGAAAAATTATTGATATCATCAATGATACCTTCACTTTTCAACACATAAGGATCTTTGGTTCCAAGTATTTGATAATAATCCTTAACTTTCATACCTTTTGTGCATGTAATATTTTCCCAATTATTATTTATTTTCACCTGATGTTCGCACACTTCATACGGCCAATCATATCCTTCTGGATGATGATTATCATCAACAAAAGTACATGTCAATTTTTGTCCTGGACGCATCCATATTCTAACATATGGATGAAGGTACCATTTTTCGCGATCCTCTTTACGCTTTTCTTTTTTCTCTTTCTCTCTCTTGATTCTTTCTTTTGCTTCTCTACCAGTTCGATACCAAGACATTTTCTCTCTCTTTCATACCCCACTATGGGCGTTTTTTTGATTGGTTAATATCATAGTGTATAAAAAATAATATGTCAACATCTTTTTGGCATGAAAATGATTTCAAAAAACTAAACTAGAATTCTGAATCAATTCAAAAACATTATAACCACGTCTTATCAATTCATCCGGATCGCCCCCAACCGGATATGGATAAGAGACAGCCCTTACCTGAATTATTTTACCCAAAAACTTAACCGCCTTCATAGTCCCACTCCAACCAGGACCATCATTATCAAAAAATAAAATAACAACATCAAACAATTTTACTATTTTATTAAGCTGATGTTCAGTTGGATCTGATCCTAGAATGGACACCACAGAATACTCATTCAATACATCACGATCATACAATAATTGCCAAAGCTTTAAGGTGTCAATAATTCCCTCAACTATAATACCAATCGAACCACTAGTGCATTTATCCTCACCATATAAATATCTACCTTTATTAAATTCAAAATAGTTATAGTACTTAGGTTTTATATAATCATTAATCGAACGACCTACCGCACCAACCAATTTACTATCAATATTTCTGACCGGAAAAAAACCGCGGCGATTATCATGATCATATCCGGTTCCCCATGATTTTAATGTGTCAATACTTAATCCACGTTCATTTACAAAATAACCATGTGTCTTATTTGTATAATTTAATATCTCCGATTCATCAATTATCCGTTCAACATATCTCTCTTCAACATGTTCATAATCAGTGATAGAATTTGCAAGCCATTCAGGATCAATATCTTCCATCTCTATAACTTTTTTCAATAATGGATTTAGATTGTCTTTTGAATATCTATTTATAGTTCTAATTAATGAACTTAATTCACCACGAAATTTACATGCATGACATTTGACTTTAGAAGGCATATTAGGATTAATTAAAATACTAAGCGAAGGTCTATAATCTACTTCTGAATTATGACCTCTTCTACCATATTTAGCCAAAGGACAAGACACTGAAACGTTCTTACCATTTCGATTCCTTATTCGATCAATACCTAATTGATCCAATACCCAAAAAACACCTTCTCTATCCATCGTTATTCAATATCTTCAAAGACAACTGGCATAAGAGATTTAAAGTCTGACAAAAGAGGAATCATTAATTCTCTCATTCTTGGATGTGCTTTTTTAGATGTACGAAGCTTGAATATATGACGCCATTCTCTAACATTAGCAGATACAACTATTTCAGCTTTTAAACCAATGGGTAAAACCTCACGAGCAATCTCAGCAGGGCAACCCATTTCAATCAAGCTAAGATATTCTTCTTCAGATTTTTTCCACGAACCAAGTATTTTATAAATTATATCCCATCTAAGACCATTTGATATATCTGGTATCCTCATATCAATAATATCATGTGGATAACAAACTGTTATCTCTTTACCAAATTTACCTTTGCCATAGTTACAATAACGAGTACTTTCCTGCGCAAAAGAACATAATCTATGGCGAACCATCTCGTGTGTATTACCTGACCAAAAAGCTTTACCATTTCTTCTGACGTACAATGTTCCATTCGGAACTGTTACACAATAGACTTTGCCTTTATAATAAGCTTTGCTCCAATGTTGTTTATTGAATAAGTGTTCATCAGTTCTATCTGTAACAGAAACAACATATTGACTCACTTTATTCTCTATTACTATACCAGGTTTGATTTCTCTTTTTCGCCCGACTCTATTATCAATTCTTACCGATGCACAAAAACCAGCTTTCATAAATAACTCTTGGTAATCACCAGCCATTTTCTGACTGGCGGTATATATTATTCTATGACCATTAGTCTTATGAATATTTCCATCACCAACAATTGCACCATCTAGAAATGCTTGAATGTATTTTCTTGATGCATGCCTTATAAAATGTGGGATTCTACCAGTATACGTTTTCTTCTCATCTAATGGGAAAAATATTCTCATAAACTTATATAGTTTAGTATCGTTTATTCTTAACCCATCTTTTTTCTCTGAATATTTCCAACCAAGCTCTTCCAACACAGTTTTAATATAAATTCTGCCAGATTCTTTTATCTGACAAATAGTAACCCTTCCTCCAGAATCTTTACCTTTCCATAAAGTGCCATCTGTTATAAACAAACCCATGAATTTAGCAAACGGAATTGTTGATATTTGCGGATGAAGATTGAGATACTTAGAATCTTCACATAAGGTTCTATCAGGCATTTCTTTGAATAAACCTCTTTTAAACTTCACTCTTCTTCCATATATTTCTTTTGCTTGATCAACCTTCCATTTTTTATCAATTCTAGAATCATAATGGAACCAAACCATCCTATGATTTGGGGTGACAGCAAAATCTACCATTGTAGATTTACCGCAAATAAGATCATCATCCCAGTCTTCTATTGTTATTCCAATTTTTTCTTGGTACTCTGCTTCTTTAGTATCCATATTTAAGGTTAAAAATAAGTCATTCCCATTTATATCTTTAAACTTTTTCCATCCATCATAAGTTAAAACTTCTGTTTGATCATCGTAACAAAAACCACGGTTCGATATAAACTTTACAGAAACATCACCGCCAAATTCGATCATAGCCATATGACCGCGTTTTATCAAACTTCTAACAAGTTTTTCAGCACTAGTATCTGTTATTTTATCCTCGCTTTTATAACAAGTCCTGGCTGCTATTTCGATGCGCTTTAGAATATTCCTTGGATATTCTAAAATCTCATAACTTGATTCAATTAATTTAGTCACTTTATCTCCTGTATTTTTATATCACCAAAAAAATCACCATTAATCATTGAACGCAAAAAAGAATAACCAGACTTTATACTGTCCACCTTTTTTCGTAAAACACGACCAATTAAAGATGGTTTCTCTCTATAACATATCGGACAAATAACACTCTTTATATGTTTATTGCCTAAAAACACATCTACATGCAATTCATTTTTATTCATATTTCCACATCTACATTCCCAAACGTAAACCCTCTTTTCTCCAATATAAAACATCATTCGATTCCTCCAATAAAATCTAATATTAATTGAATTTCTGCTGCTTCATCACAACCATACATCTCATTTTCTATTTTGCTTTTTATCCTATTCAATCGATTGTTATAATGAAATACTTCCGAAAAACTTTTACTTGAACCTATTTCATTAATTAATTCATGACATAAAATAAGCAATTCACAAAGTAATTTATAATCAATATCAACCTTTTTCATTATAAATCAACTATATCTAATAAGTTATCCTCACAATTATCATAATCAACATCATCACTACCTTTGACTTTGTGATCGAATACCATATTTTCCAAATCCCATGTGGCAACAAAATCAACTTTTGTACCTTCTCTAATCCTCAATAACTTAATCAACATCTCTTTATTTAGTCTTAAGTCATCCGTTTGATACATACCGATAATACCGTCCATCCATTTTTGAAAATCACCATAAGCCAATGTGTTCTCATTACCATCAAGCTCAGTACCTTCAAGGTTAAATTGATGAGTGACTATTACAGGTATACCATATGGTTTAGCAATCTTTTTCTTTAGATCCTTAAAGATATTATCTAAACGTTCATGTCTCGTCTTTGCGCCATTTTCATCATTTAAAAAATACGCACCATCAATATAGACTGCATCAGGTTTGTATTTTTCGACTTTCGATTTTATAACCGAAATATCATCATGATCGCTCCCACCAGATATCCAAAAAGGATGCCTACCAGACATGTCTTTCAAAGAATCAACGAACCTATTATACTCTTCCTTTTTTAAATCACCTGATCTCAATCGCATATGTGATACCTTGGCATTTACAGCGTCAAACCTTCTAGCGATTTGTTTGCATTCCATCTCTTCAGAAATTAAAAGTGGAACATATCCAATTCCCCAATGATATCTTGCAAGAATTGTTTCAAACCACGTCTTACCGACAGATCCTCGAGCTGCAATCATCCATAATTCACCTGGACCAAACCCAAGAGTTGCTTTGTCTAAAATATACCATAATGAAGGAAGGCCTGTGATACCACCTTTGTCTTTTGTCTTATGATAATCATCCAATCTCTCTGATACCGTTTCAGTTAAATTAACATCTTCAGATTCAATAGTTTCTCTTTCTATATCGAGAACAACTTTCTTAAAAACATCTAAAGCAGCAAATGGATCCTTAGACTTCAACAACGGTGCAGCACATTTCATAGCTTCGGTCATTAAGTTATGAGCATATTTTTTCCTTAATTCTCCTATGAAAAAACTTGTCTCTGAATCAATAGGATCAATCTCAAAATCAGGAAATTTACTTTTAAAATAATCTAATGGCGGAACATTACCATGATCACTATAAAATGCCTTAAGAAAAAGCCATTCATCCAATCTATGCAAAAACAATTCTTCAGGTAAGTTTTCATCAATAACATCTTTTATTGTATTTTTTCTAATAATATTTGAGATAAACGCTGCTTCAATATCCATCAAATCCTCTGATTCCACCCACTATGTTTAAAACAGATTGATGACATTGGACGGTATAACATTGTATCATTAGTAAAAAATTTATATATCTGAGGATTTTGCTTTAACCAAAGCCATAAATCGAAACCTATATCAAATTTCTTAACTTCTGCAACATAATCAGATAACAAAAATTCATACTTATCAGCATCAAAACATTCCACAATCATAACAATAAAACGAAATCCCCAATTTCTTTCTAACCATCCAATGGCACCTTCTTTTAATATGATTTTCCCTTTTTCTTCCTTAGCAAGAATCTTATAGTCAATAGCAATTATTGGCGAAGGTTTATTTGATATTTCACCTCTTAACATAAAAACCTCAACTATTATCTTGAATATCACGAAAAAGCTTTGAATCTCCAAATTCACGTATATGTTTAACAAGAATCTCTAAATCAGAAGAAAGTATTGGTAAATGATCTTTCATTTTCATTGCATACGCTAACGCTGCAAATTGACATGCATTAGCATGCACTGGATCTGAAGAATTTAATTTCAAAACAAAATAAATACCATTTTTATCCACAGGATTGCCATTCTTAAATAAATCATATTTGCACATTAAACCTTCATCTTTCATGATAAAAACCTCCTTGGACAAATCCCATCATCAGCAAACAAAGAATCTTCCCATAAATCAAGTGTCTTTGCTGCCGTACGAAATCTTTCGTACCTTCCATTTTTAACCCTCCAATTCCAATGAGCAAAATTATTTGTGGCAAAATCAATAATAATATTTTTTGCCAAATCTTTTTTGTCTAAACCATCACTTTTATTTATTGCCTTTGATAAAACAACTTTAGCTTTAGATGGGGCATTGAATAGAAAACACCAAAAAAGATTCATAGCAAGATCAAGTTCTTGACCTAAATCATGAATAGTAGTTCTGTTTATATCACTATATAAAACACCTTCAATAGTCTTACCTTTTTTAGTTCTTATTGTTTGTCTCCTGGAATAATCAATAAATTTCTGAATCTCAAAACTTTTTTGTAAACTAAATGTTTTCCGATCAGAAAAAATTCTATGGAACAACAAAACAAACTTTTCTGCAATATTTCTCCTTTTAGAATCAGATGGAACATTACCAGTTTTTTCCTGCATAACAACAGCGCGAAGAATATTTCCTGGTACTAAATCACCAGCAAAAAAATCATACGCTTCGCCGCCGTGAACTTCATCAATATCACACGACCATCTAAATTTACCATCTTGTGCAAGATAAATTCTGTGTTCTCTAAATAAATCAAAAAGAGATTTCAACCCGTCAATACCACCAATTAATTCAATTTCCCTAAGCAATTTACACAAAGGACCTTGATCGTTTTTTACGGATGAATCTCTTAAATGTCTTGGATAAACTAAAATATTTTGACATGGACCAGCTGTCATTCCAGTCCCATCATAATTCATCACAGTTCCAAAAAGACCGCCACATTCCACCAAAAAAGTAACTAAAAAAGCTCTTTCTAAATGATTTTCCTCATAATCAGGAACAATATACAAATGATCCATAATATCTTCCCTGCCATAAACCACAAAACCACTATAGTTTTTGAATTTTTTTACTCTCATTTTAACTCTTTTCATTGGTTTAGGAATCTATTGAGACCACACTCTTTTATTGCACGGATATTTTCTCCATTCAATTTAACAAAGTGCATATTTTCTCTGACCAATTCAAATGAAGATACTCCATAAATATCTCTAAAATCATCAGGATTTAAATTTGAGGTAATAATTGTTGTGTTTAAATCACGAGATCTATCTCTAAGCAACATATCGAACCTGTTCTCTGCAAAACCACTGGTCGATCGATGCTCTCTACCTAAGTCATCGATAACCAAAATTTGCGACCTAATAGCTCTAGTTATAACGGTTTCTTCGCTACCAAAATCAACAGGCATATCTTTGACAAAATTTTCTTTTAACGAAGCAGCTGTAACACAATATCCCGAAACAAGCCATCTTTCCCATGCGAGTATTAATAGACTTGCAGAAACATATGTTTTTCCTGAACTATTTGGACCCCACAAAAAGAGACCAACGCCTTTAGAAATGAAAAATTTAAATCTCTTAACATAATCCTTAACAGCCTCTTTTTGTGAAGGTCTCAAATTAAAAACATTGGCATCCCAAAAACGCCTACCAATATTCATGTATTCATAGTGAGCTTTGCTCAGTTTCATAATCAAACCATTCTATTTAATATCAAGATAATGATGATCATATAAGACCTTCGTATTTTTTCTTCCAAGGAGCCAAATACTTTTCATTCTTTCATCAGATAAAAAAGATATGGATCCTTTTTGAAACTTTATCGAAGGTGAATTACCTGTGATAAATTTCTCGAAACATTCGATGTTATCCATTTTTTCAATTATTCCCAAACAATAATAAGCAAAAGACATATCACGTATCATTACGAGAACAGAACATCCATCCATAGCAAAACGATAAGCTTTATCAAGCATTCTAGTAGTCTTATTACTTTCACAATCCATGAAACATGTCTTTTACATTCTGAATTGGAACACGAAACTTTGCTCTAAACGCTCTCAAAGTTCTGCTCAAATCCTGCTCTGTTCTCGTTCTGTAAGATTCGACAGGATTTTGTCTTCCAGCTTCATAAACATTTATTCGAGCAACACCAGAATCATAATCTCCTTCCCTGACTATTTCGATACGTCGCATGCTCTTTAATGCTCTCTCACTTATCTTTTCTTTTTTTAATTTCATCAATTACCTCATCATTGATTAAGCATGTCATAGGCAGATGAAAAATCATCTACACTGGAATCATAACGAGCGTTAGACGATCGTTCTCTTTTTAGCTCTCTATACTGAACGTGCATCGAACGATGTATTGGTCCATCGTTCTCTAGTTCATTAAAAAATGAACGCCTAAATCCATAAATCAACGAAACACTTGGCTTTGAATTTAGGCGATATCTTATAGCGATATCTCGCCAATTTTTAAAAACATATTTGAATAATTTGACAATTTCTTCAGATGAAAATTCATTTATAAATCTCTTCATCTGACCCTTTTCCTTCATCGTCCAACGATAAGGATTTCCTCTTATTCTTGAAGTTTCCCATAAATCATTGAACAGAAACTCAAAATCAATCACATTATATTGATCTTCCCGCTTTTCCTCGTATCTATCACGAGGAGATTTTTTCATTTTTACTTTTCTTTTCTTTTTTGAATTCTGTAAAGCCAATTCGATTTGACTCTTGAATGCACCTCTAGGACCACTAACAACCATGCTATCCTCCTGTAGATAAATGTGTACCAATACACACAAATCCTCTATCGGTATTCGCCAATGTTTTTTAGCACTTATATCACATACTTTAAGAATAATATAAAATTTGAAGGTTGTAAAGAAAGAAAGTTAAAAATGTTTTTGATATAACGAAAAAGCTTGTCATATTTAATCATCCAGGATCAATATAGGCGAAAACTGCTACCGCTGCAACTTCTAGCAAAATTGTAATGACAACACCTACAGCAACCCACAAAGCTGGATGTCTCCACCATGCATCTCTACTGGTTTCTGCCTCCAAAGCTCTCCTCTCGGCTGACTCTGCAAGCGCATTAGCCGATTCAAACATGTTCCTTTCCATGTCTGCAATTTCACGGAGACGATTCATCTGTATTCTGATCAGCTGAAGTTCTTCGCCTTGCAAAAGAACGAACCTTCTTTGAATACGAAGCTCTCTAGAATCTGCCAACAATGACAACGCGCTCCGCCTTGGAAACCAAATCCCAGATACACCGCTATACTGCAATTCACGAATAGAATTTACTCTTGACTGATGGTCTTCTTCTACCTGACTTATTCGTTCCGATTCATTTTGTATTAATTCTGCGAATGAATTGGTCGGATATATAATGACGAAAATAAAACTCAAAATCATAAATTGATTTCTAATAACCCAATTCACGAAATGCCTCCACTATCTCTTCATTTGTAAAACCAAAAACATCCCTCGCACGTTCAATCTCATTTTTGAGATGTTCCTTTTCTTTCTCTATTTCAATTAACCTCAAATCGTCTATCTCAACATTTTTCCTCAATTCATCACTGCGAATTTTCCATGATGAGATATTTTTTTTCAGCTCTAAAATAGCACTTTCATTGCGAACAGAATTGATAACCTTACCTCTAATTAAAAATCCTAAACCAAAAATAACAGCTATTCCACCAAAAAAAGCACTCAGTGCTTTCCAAATATTATTCTTTATCCAACATAAAACTTTTAACATATTCTCACCTTAATTAAAATGTATCATACAAAATAATAAAACATTAGTTCCACCAGTCTTGGTTTCTAGAGAATGTCCCACTTCCGCAAAATGTGTTACTTGATTTGGACTAGCCAAGGTTGCATTTGCTCTTCCGGCTACATCAGATACCTCAACCCAATTTCCTCGAGTTGATCCCGTTGTATCCTTCAACAAAACCTGTGCCCTACCAGCGACGACAATCCTGCAAAGCTCTCCATCAGCAATTCCATCATCATAAACAACGCCAATAGGATCGACAGCATTACTTGGTGCAACACCAAATGAATTATCTGTTCCTGCTGATGCTTCAATAACTGTTCCCTTAATGGAAGCAGAACCAGTTTTATTTGTAAGATAAATAGCAATCCCACCTTCTGGAGTTAATTGAGATTGGATATCTGTTTGATTACCTTCAAGAACAGTGATCCGGCTATCATAACCATCAAGTTCATCTTTTACTCTTTTTGCTGCAACACCTGAAGCAGCTGCTTCCATTACATCTAATTCTCTAATGGTCATCAGATAACCTCCACTTATAAAATATACAATCAATAAAAAAAGAAATCTAATAACAATAATTTATTTAAAATTCCATCATGTCAATTTTACTCCTAAGACAATCAATATCACTTTTAGTATAATATGAATCAAAATTTCCATGAGATAACATTGCCACAATCCGTCTATGACTAGCTTCACGACAACGTGTTTGTTCCTTCTCGCTGGGTACTGTCCTGCAAATTAATGATTTAATTAACTCAAACATATTTTTAACTGTTGTCAATTTTTATCTCCTCCAAAATATCTAAGACATCTTCAATCGCTTCTTCATAACCATCTTTGTAACCTTCAAAATTAAGAACACCTTCACGATCATCACCTCCATATATGAGTCCAGAAATATCATCCATTAATTTTTTTACCGCCAAATCGATACGATGAAAAACATCATGCATCATTTTATCATATCTTTCTTGTTCAATTGCATTAACCTTTTTCTCTGATTCACATTTTGCTTTTTCAAGGTCTCTTGTTATTTTATCTTTATCCAAATTCACTTCACCACCTAAATCATTGAGCCACTTAACTCCATCCTTATATATTTTATCATAACGTGGTTCTGTCATTTTTCTTAAAGCATCACATCGATTAACTCTTTTTTTTCTAAGAGCACTTTTCGCTACTTTTAGTTTCTCATAATTTGGCTCAAAAGTTATCTTGTTTTTTTTACTCATTTCTCTCCTTTTTTTGCAGATTTTTCCATCTCTACATAGACCCCCCCCTTAACCCTGGTCTGGTCTATCTGCAAGGCCATCCAGGCTAGGAAAGAAGGAACGATGCTTTGCTTTAAAATTCCCTGACCATTTGGGTAGGAATCTTAAACTGTGGGCATCTATTTCTGTCATCATCAATATAAATCTCACACCGTTGGGGGGGGATGGTTGGATTTTGATGGGGTCCAACAAACGGTGTCCCGTCCTTTATCAGAGGACACACCGAAAAATATTCGGCGCAGGCCTGTATAAAAGTTTTTCTTTTATTCGAGAATTTAGTGATTGATAATACCAGAATGGTAGGGCGAAGCATATTGATAGATCTACCATAATCTATCGAAAAAAAATTCCGTGTCGTTGTTTTTAAGTTTAGCTTCAAAACTCTTTCCTCCTAAAGGAAAACCGACACACCACGGTGTGCGTCAAAAAATATAATAAACCTAAAAATGAAATAATGTCAATCTTTAAAAAGCGAAAGCCGTTGGATTCCGTGCCAACGGCTTTCTGAAGCCAAACTCAATTTAACACATACTAAATTTTTATCAGTTTATGACAAAAATGTCAACCTTTAAAATGCAAAAGCCTGATTTTATCTAAACCAGGCTTTTGTTGGAGAATGCTATGAAATACTACATTAATTATGTGTATCAATATTTAAGCTTTTTGTCAAATTATTTTTGGTGGTCTTACATGAAAAACTACTATATAAAATTTTATTTTAATTTAATAATAACTTGTTTCATGATATTTCCTTGCTTGTTATATATATAATATGACATACTCTTTATGTTATATCAACACTTGTTTTTCATTATTTCAGAAACTTCTTCTATCGTAAATAACTTATATAACTCTTGAAGCGTTTCATTATGTAAAACCATTTTTGTAATATTTTTTTCATACCATTCTATTATTGTTTTTTGTCCAAAAGTTTTTGACATTGCCCTCCAATCAGCAAGCATTTCTTTTACATACCTCTTTGGCATTTTTATTGCAATATTTTCTTTATCCTGTTCACCATTGGGTGTTTCACTTACTTCTAGGTAAGTCCAATGCTCCCAATGATGTGGATTTTTAGCAATATGATGATGCCAAGCCTCACAAAAATCGGAATCTGTCTTTTCGTCTTTTAAACCTATGGTATATTTTTTCATGTAAGGAATAAATTCTTTTCTTGAAAATTTAGAAAGATCGTGAGTAATCCCCTGCCATAGAATGCCAAGTTTACAACATTCCAAAAAAACATACCATTTATGTTTTAAAATGTAATTGATATACTTAATAACATGTTTTACGTGTATCATACAAATCCTTTCGTTTAACCTAAAAAAAGGGCTAAGCATTTCTACTTAGCCCTAAAACATGAATATTACTACTCAAACCATAAAACTAAAAATGAGAAAAATATTAATAAGAAAAACTAATATCATCATGTCAAATAAAAAACAGTTTGTCAACAAAAAAATAAAATAAAAATAAATATTGACATATTCATTGAACATGATACAGTATCTTATACTAACAACCCCGTTCCACAACAATGGTATGATTTAATGATAAAATCATACCATTATGTTTTAACAATACTGCATGAAGCAAAGCGCCAAAACATTAATACCTGGTGCTTTGTTTTCTAAAATATGGCCCACTTCTATTAACGAATTATTAGGATTTGGGTGTAATCCTATTGCTAAAGCCCTACCTGGAATATCAGAAACTTCAGCTCTATTTCCTCTAATTGAGCCAGTTCCATCTTTTAATAAAAGTTCTGCTACACCTGCAATTACTATTCTACACTCATCACCTGGCTGAACACCATCATCATAAACTACACCTAAAACTTCATCCGATATCGGAGGAGTTAATATAAAACATCTATCTTTCGCTAAACATGCTTTTACTAATGTCCCTCTAACAGACGGAACACCTGTATTGTTTATGAGCTTTGTACAAATTCCCCCTATGTGCGTGATTAGACATAACCGATCGTATAGCTGTTTTGCTGCCTTTGAAGATGCTGTCGAAAAAGTTATGTCAAGTGGACGAATCTCCCGGTTCATTTGTATCCCCCTCAATTTGTTTTTTGGGAATCAAGTCAATATTAAGATCGACACCTCGAGCTTTTATAACTTGTCTAAATCCCTTCCAAATACGTTCGTAAAAAATACCAGCAAACAATCCGAGTATGATCATCGCATAGTATTGTCGATCCTCTGGTAAAAAAGATAATGCTTCAGGTGCTGGCCAGTAAGGAACAGCACCAACAATTGCACCTATCATTGGTGGTACCCATGGTGATATCGCATATGTAAATCTTAAAAAACCACGTATTGCTGTATTATTAATAGACCAAAGCATTGAACCAATTCTAAAGAAAAGAAAAATCATAAATGCAACGGTAAGACCTATCATTATAAATTGATAACTGAAAACAATAGAAACAACTTCGTTCATAAATACCTCCAAACAAAATTATAACAGACTTATCTTATTTTGTTTCGATATATTAATGTAGAAAAAATAACGAAGATAGAAAAGCTTATGGAAGATAATTCATTTGAATATATGTTGTGGCGCTTCCACCATCAGGATAAACCCAAATTTTAAGACCTGCGGCAGTAACACCATCAAGTAATTCTTTCGGCAATCTCATTGAAAGTCTGCGAATAGAAGGGTGGATATTTCGTTGTGAAACACTTCCAAAAAAGACACCATTTTCGGCATCAGTAGGAGCACCAGCTTGCCAACCTGCAGCAACCCAATCCCAATATTGATTATCCGAAAGACGTTGCACTTGAACGTAATGTTTCCCTTTTTGTGCAGTTTCACATGTTAAAACCGCAGGAATTCCAGAATCAGTTCCTGCTTGCGTTGAACCAGCGAAAAGATCCCAACCGATTTTTAATATAGCCATTACTTAATACCTCTCACTCGGTTTTTACCGGTTTATGGTGCCTCAATAGGAGGCGTGTTGATCACAGAAACAACGTGAAGATTGTAATCTGCTTTAATCTCATTCACCAATGTTATAGAACTCGCAAGATCTGTAGCATCAGCTGAAGTAACTGTGTTTGTTCCATCATTGTTAAGATGAACACTTGCCTCACTAAGGTGAGTATTATAATCAGCTTTTAGCTCATTACACAATGTGTTTGCGGTTCCTTGATCCGTTGCATCAGCAGCTGCAATTGTTTCGGCCGATGCAGTAGCATGAACACCTGTTGTTCCAGTTGAAGCAAAATGATTATTTATTTTAACTTTCAACGCGTTTGCTAATGTAATAACCGTGGGTAAATCTGTTGCATTAGCATTTGTTTCTAAAACGTCTTGCGCTTTATGAAAAATTGTTGTGTCACCTCCTGCAACACCTAAAGCTGCATCTTCTCTCAATCCAACCAAGAAAGCAAAAAGTTTTTCTGTTGCTGTTTGACTTGCTGTCAAAGCGATTAAGTCGAGCTTACGTAAATCTTGACCCAACTTCGCCTCCCTTCACCGAGTTTCGTCCCCGGTACAACGTATAGATACAGAATCTATCATTTATATTTTAGGATTTCTTAAACACTTGCTGCAAGAACATTATCACCTGTTGTTGATCCAACACCAACATTATCAATCGTTGGTGCTGTTGCAGAAGATGATGCAAGAATATTTCCATCAACAAGCGAACTTTGGCCGTCTAAGTCAATAACATCTGTTGCACCACTTAAATTACAATAAACTGTATTATTGACAACAGAGATAGTTTTGCTCGTTGCAGGTGATTTTACAAATTGCACTGTACCACTTACAGTATGTTTAACAAACCATCCAGTTATTCTAATAAAATACTGACTAGCAGATGTTGTTATAATGTTTCTCGTTATCCTTGGTTCAGCAGTCCATCTTATATTACTAATTTCATTTTCTCCACTAACAGCAATATATGGTAGACTACTAACATTATTATTATCAACATTTTCAATTCTTCCACCTATAACTTTTGAATTATTACCATTTCCAATGTCAATTAAGTAATCACTAGGAATATAATCACTTTCACCAATTATAACATCATACAGTTCTGAATTATCATAAATAGCTATAACGCTATCATATATACCAACGTTATTAATACTATTTCCGTCAATAAATAATCCTTTCATTATGCAATCTTCAATATTAATTACACTTCCTTGATCTATTGAAGATGACGAACCACCAATATCAATTATTTTTACATTTTCAACATGTACTTTTACATCAGCATCACCAATAAATTCCATTAATGCTGCATCAGAAGTTCCTAAATTTGCTTTACCACTACTAGCTGCAATTGATCTGGATTTTCCATTCATAAATAGAGTTATGTTACTATAACGAGAAGGTTCATTCTCATCACTTGAACCCCAAAACAAAAATAGTGTGTCTGCTTGGATGTTACCAGCATCTAAAAGATCGATATGAAATCCATCTATAACAATTGCTTGATTGCCAGAAACTCTTGTTCCATTTTCACCACCAAATTCAACAAGTGGTTCACCAGTAGGTTGGTCCTCAATACTATCCTCTATTTTCAATGAACAATTTGTAAAATATGTCCCTCTAGAAAGAGCACTATGAACAACAATAAATTGATGATCTGCTACGGTAGTTCCATCTTTTGCAGTAAATGAACAGTTCTTAAATTTATTACCACCAGATCCTGATCCAATCCTTAACAGCTTTCCATCTTCATGATTAAATGAACAATCCTCAAAACTTACGTTATCTGAATCTATTAATTGGACACACCAACCAGCACCAACATCTGACTCAAATGTACAATTTTGAAATTTAATAGATATATCGCATGAATTAATTCTTAAAGCATCTACACCCGTTTCAGATGAGAAAAATTTGCAATTTCTAAATACAAGACCTCTACCAGAACGATCAATTAAAACACCTGAAGATATCGCATTAAGATAAACACTTGCAATTGGAGTACCGCCTGTATTTGGATTCCCAAAATATACATTATCTATAATGCCATAAGGATTACTAATATCATCGTTTATTTCCAAAGTTGATGCATGATCTTTTGAAGCGGTATTTCCTGTATTATATCCACCTCTCCAATCAATTTTACCACCACTTATCCTCAATGCTCCAGATTCAAATTGTACATTTCTTAAAGATAAACCTACATCATCATCAGATGACCCGAAAGAATATGTCGTGTCTTCAGATTCAAGATACACATCGTTTATGGATCCTGTAATAATAAAATCAGAACTCAATCCTGATGGTGCATGAATTTTTGAAAGTATTGCACCTTCACCATCAAGATGAAATTCTTTCGTTGTTCCCAAACTTGTTACAGAACTAAAGGTGTGAGTCCCTCTTCTTATAAGAAATTTTCCACCAGTCAATCCATCAATATCATCAATTCCATTAGCACCATTATAATCTCCACCAGTTGAACTTGTCCCATCTGTTACAACACCTGTATATGCTCTCCTATTAACAAGAGTGGTATTAATTTTAGCTAAAGCATCAGATAGTGTTCCAGGATCAAGATCACCTAATCCACCACCATTAATATCTGTTAATGGTCCATTTGTGTAATCAGTATTTACACCAATAGATGTACCAGTTCCACCAAATGCGCTATTGTAAAAACTATAAAAAGAATCGCCAATATTTGAATCTGTCAAAGTTACAGTTGAACTAAAATCTATTGTTGCTGAAGCTGTTCTTTGCATTTCAGCTATTTTAAGATATCTAGCCGTAAAAGATTGTATAACTGAAGTTGATGGAACACTCGAGGTGTTTTCATTAACACGAACACACCATCTTCTTTGAGATCTGTGAGATGCTTCAACTCCTAAACCTGGATTGACAATATTAGAATCTTCTTCAGAAGCAATATCTTCCCACCAAGCCATAATATAAACAGAATCAATTCTTGGTGCTACTGGAGTTGTTAATGAAGGCAAAACAACTTTGAATGTATCACCAACACCTATTGTCCCTATTCCACCAGATAAAGTTAAGGTTGTTGAGGTGAATGCAGTTATTGAGAAAAAATTCCCTGCTTCTGTTCCTGTTAACATTTTTACACGGCATGCACCGTGATTTCCCGTTGCTATTAAATCATGAAAGCTTTGAAAAAATTGTTCTGTATCTTCAATGGTTCCAGCACCGCCATTGATAGCGGTAACAGTTCCAGCAACTAAATAATTATCTTCGCTATCATAATCAAATTCTTGTGGAGGATCATCATTTGTTGATGGGATTATAACACCATCGACTAATGCCCAACCATCATCGATAGCAAAATTATTCGTTGTTGATGTTGCATTTTTGGGTTGAAAAGATGTTGTTCCAACTCGATAACCTCCACCCATTAAAGAATCAATATGGAGTAATATTGACATGCGAAGAACATCGAGCATTTCGTTCCAATCAGAATCAACAACAGGAACACCATCTTGAATTGAGACTTTGTCATAAAATTTAGTTGTGTCAAAACTATCACGACTTACATTGGGTTCATTACCTGGCATTCCTATTCCTCCTATCGAGTCTCAAATTTGATTCTAACTTTTCGTTGAATCTCAAAACTTGAGTCTTTATCAATTCTACTATGTATGATCCAGTTTACCATTTCTCCTGAATCAAGTGTTGATGTTGCTGTTCCACCGAAAAGACCAAATTCTCTCAATGTATCATTAGCTTCAGAATATGCCAAAGTTGCTGTTATTTCTATTTTAGAACTCGGTGTTCCACCAGTTGGAACATTTGTTACTGGATCGACCCATACAATATCTGTTGTAGGAATTGCTTTTCTAAAAAATTCATCTTCCAATGTCGTTTGAGAATATGGCTGACTCGGTGCTGATGAATCCCATGTGACATTACCACGACCAACTGCGAGATAAGTAATACCGTCATAACCTGTTTCTCTTTTGCACAAAGCAGTCAATAAATCAGCGAAAGTATTTTGAATCTGATTAGGTTTAATTATACCTTTTTTTGTTTTCTTGGATCCATCTTTGTAAAAATAAGTATCTTCCCATTCACCACTTATTTTTATTGGCAACGAACAGTGATTGTCATCATCAGATACATTAAACTCTTTCTTTATGATTTTATCTTTATAACTATCGGTAGCCATTTTGATTTTTTCTGTTATCATATTCTATCTCTCTATATATAGTTAATGTCAGGATGGAAAATCCTGTCGGTTAATGTATTTGTTGTTTTGGTTAAATCGTTTGTAACAAAAAGACCTAAATCGCTAGTTTCATAACTTAATTCTTCAATCGTTGAACCGTATAAATAACCATAAATGTCTTCATATTCATCCGTGATATCTGTTGCCGCTATTTCTTCTTCAGATACAGGTGTAAATATTAAGCCATATGTTACATATGAAGCTTTGCTCCATTCGATTAATTCAAATGACCTTTCGATCATTGAAGAAGTTATAGGACCTGATACACCTGGAATCTCTTCTAGGAAAAATCCCAGTCCAGAAACACTATGCCATCCATTAGAATCATTTATATATTTGTTGATGTCATCAATACGGCCCATTAATCTTATCGTATCTGGATTTGTTGTATCAACAATAGTTGAGTTATAAAGTCCATTCGTAAATAAAACATATTTCCAACCCTCAACAACAGTAAGATCCCAACTGCTAATACCAGATAACAATTGATCATATGCAGCTGCACGACCTTTTATTTTGTAAAAATCAACTGCTTCAGCTGCATCTTCTCGACGTTTTAGTCCATTTGCATCATGCCATGTTGGCCAGCCTACTTTGCGATCCATCAAATAAATCAGATCATCGTGAACTTCATCAATGGAAAACAATGTCAACAAATTCTCAATATCTGTTTTTGAATTATCAAAAATAGCTCCTATTACAGAAAGGAATTGGTACAAGTGCTGAACGTCTACATCTTCCGATCGATAACCTCGAGGTAAGCTATCATACATATATTCCACAAATCCCCATCTATCATAAGGATATGCAGAATCACGATTTGCTATTTTATCACTAATCCAATTTCCATCATTTCGTTCTGCAAAAAGAGCATAGTAATATATAACACCTGCTTCTAAACCTGTTTGATCAATAAAATAATCCTCAGCTATAGCTGGATAGACATCATCAATAACAATAGAAGCTCCAGAATCATCATACGATTGTGGCCATTCGCCTTTTTTACGTAGAATTTTTATACGTCTTGTCCATGTTGGTGCATCAGATACCAATGGCACACTCCATTCAATACGGATAGTGTAACCTTCACTTTTTGCTTTTACATTAAATTGAAAATCACCTATCTCCCTTACTGCAGAAGGACCAAGTATCGGAGTCGATCCAAAAGGTATTAATCCATATGCACCAGAACCATAACTCATAAATCACCTGTGTTTCTTTAAGTAGATCTAATTATTGGAACAACACTAAATACTTCATTGGTTAAATTTATAGTTCCTCCTGTTGAATTATATGCTTGATATACAATTGAATCATTAGCATTAACATGAGCCGTTATTATTAAACCAACAATAGATGTATTAATAGTAACTCCAATAGGATCACCAGCTCTAACACCAAACATAGGCGCATTATTTGAATATGTTGTACCAGGAGCGATGGCTGTTGTTATTGTTCCAGACTGATATCTGATATCATGAATAGGTTGCAAACCTCCAACGGCAGCATGAATTATTTTATTTGTAGCATTTATTTCATTACCAAATATTTTACTTCTACTCGAAATTACCCCATCTAGCCAAAATCCTCTGGTTGAATTGCGAATAGTATTGCCAGAAAATACAACATCATTCAATTGTGAGTTAAAACAATGTACACCATTAACACAATCTTCCATTGCATTATTACTTATTGTTGCACTATTCAAATCAAAAAATATACATATACCAGCGGCTCTCGAATTGCCTGCTGAATCAACATCATAAATTGAATTTCCAACAACAGTTAATCTGTCAATAAAACCTAAACCTATGCCACCTGCTGGTGTTGACGGTCCACCAAATTTATTAAATGCACGAACAACGTTTCCTGTTATCGTTACATTTTTACAGTTTTTACCTGGCACACCATATACATAAATACCACAATTTTTTCCAGTAGAAAAATCAACTGTTGCACCTTCAATATAGTTGTTAGCAATAATAATACACTCTACATCGTTCCCACTAGTTAGATGACCAAAATCAATTCCATTCCTTACATTTTTCATAATATTACCTATGACCCGAACATCATAGGTATCATGTATCATAATCGCAGACCAAGATGGATTGTCTAAAAGTGTATTATTAGAAATAACACATTCTTTTTGATCTCCACTTTGACCTGTGCATGTAATACAATAATTTTGACTTTGACCAAAACAATCTCTAACAACATTACCAAGAATATGCCATGAAGCTGATCTAGAACACGTTATTCCTATATTACTAAATTCATAAATATCACAATTTTTAATCCATATTTTATCACTAAAATTTATTTCTATACATTCAGAGCAATGTAGAATCTTACAATCTTCGATCCATATATTGGAACAATTATCAAAATCGATACCTTTTACAGTATCAGTATCAGTTACAATTGAAACTGAACCCTCTATAATTAATCCATTTATGCGAATATCATTTTCATTATCAGCAGAAAAAATATCACCAGATCCATCTACATTTCTGTAAATTTTTGCATCTTTATCAGCTATGATATCAATATAACTACCCAAGGTAATATCAGTACTTATCCTATATGTTCCTTGTGGGAAGAATACAGATCTAGCATCACCATTTAACGCAGCTTGAATGGCTGTAGTATCATCATTTAAATCATCTCCTTTAGCGCCAAACCATTTCACATTCATATGTCCACTATAGACACGTTTCCACAATCCAGTTGCACCACTATCAGGAGATATAATTGTTCCACCATCATCTTCAGCAAGCAAAGCATCTTTATCCCATATAAAGGTACCTCCACCACCATCATTTATTGAAGCATATCCGCCAACTTGACATATGTTAGAATCGAAATTATTTGGTCTTTCTAAATCTGCTATTTTATCATAATATCTTATTACTTTTTTGTTGTGTGACATTTTACCACCTTAGAAAATAAACCAATTTGAACCATCTGATTTAACTTTTACAGACTCATTCTCTATAAAAGTATATGATGATTCACTATCTATTGTTTCTGCACCAGTTGTATCAAGTTCAACGGTGTATGTTGTACCAATTGATATAGCTTTTATTTCAAGACTATAACCACTATATCCAACGGCTGTTGGTAATGTTGCAGTTACAGAATTTGAACTACCATCAAGTAAAATAGTTTCATTAGTAATAAGAATACTATCATTTGAATTTATTGTTCTAATTTTTGAAGGCGACCTTCTTATATTATCAAGTCTCATCCTTTTTTTATTATAACTATCAGCAGAATCTTCTATTACAACAACATCAGCATCGGATGGATTTATTTTTTCAGTAATAGCATTTATTTCGCTTGGTAGGTTTACATGTACTGCATCAGCATCAAAATCTATTGCTACATCAATTAAGTCGAATAATTCATTTAACGCTATTTGCCATCCTTTTACAGTATCAAATTCGACAGTTTCACCAGCAGCTGGTTTTCTGAAATTTTTAAATTGTGTTCTAAATGCAATTGCATTTCGTGCATAGGTTTCGCCTTCATTGACCGTACATTGTACAAGATAGGTTCCATCAAGATCAGGAGTAAAAGTTGGTTGTGCAGCTGTTGATGATGATAATACAGCTGATGAACCAGATGGAATATCAACAAACTGCCACGAATATGAATTGACACCTGTTACATCACCTAAACGAAATGTAACTGTTGGTGCTGTACCCAATTTTGCATAAGTAAAATCTCTGGCAACACCTGGTGTTCCAGCTGTTTCTCCTGTCACATCTATAGCTATTTGTATTGTTAAAGCCATGTCAAACCCTATGCATTATCTAAATCTTCGTAAACTTTTACGAAAATATACGTGTTATTCGGTGCTGTGAATTTTCCACTAGCACCAAAATCAATTTCAAATTCTGCCTTGTATTCACCTTCTGTGTCTGTATCACCAGTTTTCCAATCATATCTAACAATACCATCAGTTGGAGGAGATTTTATTATTGCAGAATCATTAACTTTTTCTGTTCCTTCTCTATACATTAAGAATTTTACAGTTGCACCGGTTAAATCAACGGCATTACCACTAGAGTCTTTTACTGTCGCAGTTATAGAAGGTAAAGTATCGTTTCTTTTTATGTTAAATCTCGCCATAATTTACCTCTACAAAAAATAATTTATCCGATTGTGACATTGTAATTTTCTTCTACTTCAACCCTATAAATACCGTCATTGATTTCTATATCTGCATCAACCAAGTCTCGAATGATAATTGGCTCTATAACTGGAGTACCACCATAATAGCTAGTACCATATTCGTCTATTCCATAAGCCATTTAAAGCTCCATTCACTCTGATGATCTTTTTTTTTCACTGTTCAAAATCATCAATATCATTTCTCTTTCGCCTTTTGTTAAAGTAGAATCACCGTTATTATTCCATATCTTATTATTGCGATTTTGTGATTTTTCTAGACTTTTTATATCCAATTCATTTCTTTTTATATTTTTGTAATTATTGTTTATTTCTGTAGAATTTTTTGCTGAAACACTTTGCGTCATGAAAGCAAAACTGAATACTGCGCTACATATTATTGAAAAAACACCTATAAATGACCATAGGAGTTTACTGGTGTTTTTTTGTTGAGTTGAGATAGATGATAATTTATTTTCATGTTTGTTATGTTTTTCAGACTCAAGACAATAATGACCTTTATTCTCGATAGAATTAACTCTTCCTTCTAATCTGAGTAGACCTTCTTTTGTCTCTTGAGTCGTTTTTGCCATAGGTGGTAATATGTCATTTTTTATAACATCTATGTTTGCACCCATAATGGTTACTGCACTAGCTGTTTTTTGCAAATTTTTACTGATAACATCAATGTCGCTAGTTGGTATAGGCGTTATTTTGTTGGTTATAGATTCTTTACGTCTATCGCTACTCATTAACCTTGTCCTCCAATAATCGTAAACGTAAACGTGTCAGCAAGTAATTTGCCTAATTCATCAAAATCAGGATCCATGTTTCCAACATATGGACTAGTCAATATTTCCCATCTATCTCCAGCACTGGGTGATATTGTTCCTGCATTCACAAGAAAACTCAATCCACCATTATCTGTTGTATATGTTGTACCAATTGTTCCAGTTCCGATTTGTTGACCAGTGCTATAACCCTCAACAGTGAAATTAGTTGAAGAAGTAAATCTTACAGTCCATCTATCTCTAAGTGTATTTTGGTTAACGGTAATAGGATCAAAAGTAATATCAGATAATGATTTCTTCAATCTTGAATATGGTTGTCTCTGGAATCTATTAACTGTTAAATAATCAACACCAGCAACATCTTCAACTGTATCACATAGTAGCGAAACAGGAACTTGTTGACCTAACCTTAAATTATTAACATCAAATGCTTCTGTTACTGCATCTTCTATAGCACGCTGAACATCACTTCTGCTATAATTATTGAAAAGATAAACAGTAAAATCGATTATTATTTCAAAAACCTGACATGGTAATACATAAAGTATAACAGGAGTACTTTTTCGTTCATTGATATACAAACCGACATTACCAATTATTCCAGATCCTGTTTCCAAATATGGATCCCAATCACCAGTAGGAACAGGATTACTTCCAGTACTCGAGATAATAACTTCTTCTATATATACGCCATCTCCATTCTGAGCAACAGCCTGAGAAACACCTGGTACTTCTTTTGCTAGAGCGACATAATCAGGATGTGATACACCACGATCATTTGCCGCAATAGAAAGAGGCGCATTCTCTTTCGCTTCTTCATTGGATTCTTTATCTTGTCCACCGGTTGGTTGCTCAGGATTTGTCACAGAATCAATAAATGGATAGCTACCATTTAATTGTGTTAATTTATCAACACCAACAGAGTTACCCGAAAGACCTCCGCCAGTTCTGTACGTAGAGGTTATATTATTCGTCCCTGAAGCAGGAATTTTTCCATTAACACCGTCGCCGAAAACAACGTCTGCATAATCATTTTCATCAATATCAACTCTGTAATGTTTATCAAGTGGTTCACTGAGATTAAAATTATCAACCCTTTCCCATAAAACAGCTGGTCCACCTTCAGCTACATATACTTTTAAACTCCAACTTCCATCTGGATTTCTTGTCAATGGTGAATCTGTTAATGGGAATTTTTGATCTGCTGTTCCATTACTAGAACCAATCGTTTCACTTGTCGTTATGCCATTGAGAGCAATCACACCAGTATAAGTTCCAGCACCAGTTGAAACAAAATCGCTTTCAAGTTCAAACGTATTTGGATCAGAACCATCTGATGTATCAACGGTTATACGTTCATTTGCTGGAATTGTTCCAGAGGCATTTGTTACGAAAGTTAATTCTACGCTTGCACTTGTGTTTGGACTTAATGTGTATCCGATGTGTTGCGTATGTTTAATGATAGATCTTCTTTGTACAGCACTTGGAAAAAAGGCTTCATTTGCACACCTATCTTGATAATAAGATAAGTTGTCCATCATAAAAGCCATAAGTTCTGTAAGAGTAACACCAGGATCAGCTTCGGATCGATCGTTCCAGTCTACAGCAATGGAATCAGCTAATTCCAAAGCGTCAAAACGAAATCCCTCGAAGTCTCTTGTCCCAAGGTCTATTGAAACAGTAAACCCTGATAATGTGGTTACTGTTGGCATTTTTACCTCTTAGTGCGATGTGCAGGTGTAAACATTGATCCAGAATCTCTGTTTTCATGAAGAAGATCACTAAGTTTTTCGATTGGCTTTTTAAAAGGATTTGATGACTCAATTCCAAGCTCAAGTGCTTTTTGTAAATCTTCTCGAGTTGCTTTATTCTTTCTAGGCATTTTAAACCCCTAAGCTATTTGTTTTTTAAATGATGAAACTTCACCAGTTTCTTTGTAAATAAAACCAATATCCAAAAAAGTTCCTCTACCATCTTTGGTATCTTCAGTAAAAATCCTAATAGACCTTATAAATGCACGACGTTCATATTTAGTTAAAGCTTCGCGAATTACATCTCTGATAATACCCAATGATTCATCATCGGTGAAATTTCTTAAAACCAAAGAATAACCTATTGTGCCAACGTCACCTCTAACAACACGTTCGCCTTTATTTGCTAAAGCAAGTGCTATCATATTATCGACAACTTTATTGACACCTTCTGATTTCTTCACACCACCAGAATTTGTGAATCTAAAAGGAAAAGAAATACCTTTTGGTGTTGAACTTGCCATACATAACTATATCATCTTAATAAAGACGTTCACATAAACACAAAATATTTTATTGACTCATTTAATTTATTGTTGTATAAATTTCTTACGTTTAATATTCAAAAAATCACTTCACAAAGCCCTATACATTAGCCATCCTACTCAAACCATACAATGTATAGGGTCCTTCCATTTTTTTTTGAATTGATTTATTTTGATTTAAGATAATCACTTAATGAATCAGCAAGCTGTAAAATAAGAGCTAAAAATTCACTTGCTTCAACCGGAACACCAGTTGGTGGTGTGGCTACATGAGTATGTCTTGCTAGAAGAGTTAATAAATCATTCATCAATGAACTCCACTTGTTTCCTTTTACAAATGGTTCAGTTGCTCCAGAACCACCGACTTGAACTGCTGGTGATGATGATGAATTCATAAGTATTTCACCACCAGCAGATTTTATCGTTGTTGTATCTTCTGATTCAAAAGTTGATGCTTCGTGAGATAAAACCTCGAGTGCCTTTATTACCTCTATTTTCATTGCTTCAGAAATAAATTGTCTCAATTCACCTTTTGTCACAAATTCAACTGATTCATCAGCTAACATTTCAATTCTAGAACCATTATTATGTGCAAGTTGCACACGTTGTTCATTTTCTGTGTCATCAAATTCTAAAAGGTGTCCAGATACGGATCGCATTATCTTCACATTTGGATATTCACCGGCAAATGTAGATGGATTTATTATCCCAACATTTCTGATCTTCTCATCTATCTCTTCGGTTTCACCTCGAGCATGCTTGGGAAGCATAGATTCATTATCTCTATTACCCCATGGGCCATGACTCCATATTGGTCTACTTGGATCCCCCTCTTCAAATTCAATCCATACAAAATCATTTGGGCTTGGTGCCCATACACGACCGTTTCTTAATCCACCACCATCTGAAGGTAATGCCCACCCTAACTCCTGATCACCCAAAATGACTGGTACTCGAGTTGTTATCCTAATCAATTTCCTATCATCTTCACCAACCTTAACAACAACACCTCTATATTTTCCGAAATATCTCCCTGAATATCTTTGTCTAAATTCATCTATACCAGGTGTTAACATTATTATTGTTCCTGTCCATTAACCCGAATAGTTCGAGAAAATCTTTGCCTTATAGCATCAACCTGTACTCTTGCTTCTTGTTGGGTTGTTCTTTGCGGTTGACCTTCAGAAGAATTATTACTTCCACTATTCGAGCTTGATGATGTATCAGTAGCATCAGCAATTTGTTGTGTGGCTTGACTTGATGCTCTGAATGTTTGTCTTCTAACTTTCAATTCTGTCTTGAAAGTATCTGAAACGGAAACAGTTTGATTAACTTCTTTTACAATATACCGTCCTGAAAGTTCTGTTCCCAAACCAGCCAAAATAACAGACATGGATGGTCTCCATCTCATTGATGCAACTGAAAGTCTGACTGTTCCTTCAACTATTTCTGATGCACGAACCACTCTACCTGCGGCTTGTCTATTTGCTTCGTTTTCATTATCTGGTGTTGCGGTTGCACTTTCATTTCCAGGCTCAGACTCTTCGTTTCTGTTATTTTCATCATTCTCAATTTCAGAGGTCAATCGACCAAATGCTTGTGTTATGTTATCAACCGAAAATCTTCCAGATCTTTCTTGTCTTTGATTTTGTGTATTAGATTGAGTATCGGTTACTCTTTGCTCATTAGCTGGTGGTTCAGTATCATCTGACTGTTCACCCCGAGATATTCCGATTGCTTCACCCAATCTAGGTAAAGAACCAGCAACAGTTTCCCTCGCTTGATTGAAATTAAAAATTCCTAAATTATCATTATTACCATTCAATAAATCAATATTTGATCCAGTTTGACGTGATGCACGTCGTCTTCTTCCACTTGATGATTTAATATCAGGTGTAAACGATTTAATGGAATAATCATTACATTTATAAGAAAGAACCGGTACTTCAACTTGTTCTCCAATTTGTTCTCTATCAACCGGTCTTCTAAAGTATAAAGTGTTCCCTTCTATTCCCCAAATATATCCATATCTTTCTGCTAATTGTTGAAGCATTCTACCATCGGTTTGATTTGATTGAATATGTGGATTTTCTTCCGTAAATCTTACATCATCAATCGATTCTATTTCAGCAGAAAGACCATATGTTTCAGCTATCTCTTGAACTATCTGATGTGGATAAACATTAACACGTCTAGATCGTCTCTGTTGTCTATTCAATCTTTGTGATCTGTCTTGAAAAGTAACATTGAATTCAGAGTTACCATTTTCAGGATATGTTTTTTTGTAGGATTTAACAATAAATGGACCACGTGGTTCCATCTCATTAACCCAACCGAGGAGCAATGTGAATTCTTTATTTTTTTTTAGAATCCTCGAATCAATGAAAAAGTTATCATTATCTTCAAATGTAAGTTCACCGGTGTCAGCTTTTCTATCTCTTTGAGTATAGGTTACTTTTTTTAATTTTCTTATTTGATCAGATGAGAATTCTTGATCATTTATCCTTATAACTGCTATTGGTGCTCTAACTGTCATGACGAAACCACAAATGTTTCTGGTGGAAGATAGATCAAAGTATTAACTTCTAAATCCAATGGGAAAAATATATGTGAATTAATATCAGCCAATACATACCATTTATTCCCATCACCATATTTATTTTTAGCAATTTTTTCAAATGTATCTCCTGGTTTTGTTAGATAGGGTGTTGATCCTTCAGGAGGTAAGATAGTTGTATCGCGAATAATATACGTTGACTCAATGATATTATCTGCATCTTCAGACTGAATAACATCAGAAAGCCTATATCTTGAACCATTAAAAATAGTCATTATATACCGTCCAGCGTTCTTTCTCGTTCACCAGGATAAACAGAAACTAATGAACGAAGAGTTTCTAAATGATGTAACCAAGCTAATAGCTTATAACGATCCGTCCAGTAAGTCGTCATTTGTAATTGAACCCTTGATCGTGTACAAATATGTTGCCTATTCCAACGAACATCATTGAATCTAACATTATCAACAGTAACATCAAAACTTTCGTTTCCAGAACCATATCTTGCCTGTGGTGGAGGAATGAATTGTCCTAAATCTTCAGAATATGAATCAATATCTGGCTGCATAAATGATTCAAAAAAAGCTTTTTGAGCTCCAACACCTTCTTTGTCTGTAGAATAAGATTCTACAGCATCTAATAAAAGTTCTAATGTTATTTTGTTCCCATCAATACTTTTGAAAAATGCATTTGGCGAAGCTGATCCAGGTGGCGAATCATAGTTATACTGAACACTCATTACACGACTGACAGTTGTAGGATTGTATTGAAAATTGTGAATTGCTATAATATTACCTCTATAAATTCTAGCAATATATCCTTTTGTTAATGGTCGATCAGTTACACTCATGAGAAAGTTACCTCAGTTTCTTCGTTTACTGCATTGTTGATCCTATCAATAATCATTGATGCGAGTCTTTCTGCCTCCTCTGGTGAAGCTTGTTGAACTGAAATATTAATATCACCAATTCTGACAGAAATATTCCTTCCACCTATAGGTGATGCTGTTGCTGGTGTTGTTCCACCAACAGCTGTTTCAACAACACCAGCTGGAGACATACCACCAATTCTGCCGGTTTCACCTTCTTCTCCTATGCCTAGCATTGAGGCAATCCCACCAAGTCCTTCCTGAAATCCAGTAAGAAGCTGAGGGAATGCTGAATCCATACCAGTTTGAAAAGTTGTGACCAATGATCTACCACTATCAGTTAATGCAGATAAAGGACCGGCTTCAGCATCGCTTTGCGGTAAAAAGCTACTTATTGCACTTAATTTACTAGAAAACCACCCAACAAAATTACTCCATTGTGATTCAATACCTGCTTTAAATGACTCGACCAAAGCTGAACCAGCTTCTCCTACTCTTGAAATAAGATTTGCGAAAAATTCATAAATGGTTATTCCTACTCTTTCAAAAAAGATTATAACTGGCAACATTGCCATAATAATATTATCAGCTAATTCAGAAAGATATTCTTGAAACGAAAAGATGTATTGCTGTATTCGTTCAAAAAATATAATCAATGGAAGAAATGCTTGATATATTGCAACTTGAACATCATAAAATGCTGTTTTTATCGGTGCTAATTTATTAGATACTTCTGTGGCAAAAGAAATAATTCCATAAATAAATAATCCCAATAATGCTATCCCAATAATCAACGGTAACGTCAAAAGAAGAAGTACAGCTGCAAGTGTACTAAGAGCAATTGTTAATCCAAGTACAGCAATAGAAGCAACAACAAGAAGACCAGCGAAAACGATTCCTATAATTTGTCCTGCTGTTTCCCATTTACTAGTATTTTCATCAAATTTAACACCTAAACCAGCAAGAAGATCTTCTATTCCATCGACAACCCAAATAATTCCTTTCAAAACCATATCAAATACAGAAAAAATTACTTCACCAACAGGAACGATAATTTCTTTTGCTCTCTTAAATGCAAGTTGTAATCTCACAACAAAACCGGCTATTCTCAAAAAAGTCTGATCAAGTCCACGTTCTTCAAGTTTTTCCTTTAACGTTGCAGAAATTGAATTTTGATCATTTTTAAACCAATCAACCAATGAATTCCAAATTAATTTGATATCGCCAACCCAATCATCAATAAAGTCCTTCAATCCACCTAAATTAGTTTGATAAGCATAAGTAAACGCAGAAATAACAATAATAAATGCAATGAATTGAGCAGCTAACAAAGCAGTGACAACCAATAACGGCCACATTACCATCTCTAATGCAGCTATAACGCCAGTCAAAGTCACACCAGCTACAGATAATGCCGCAAAAGCAGATACAAGAGTTAATAATCCAATAGCTAAACCACTAACGACAACAATAAGTGTTCCTCCAGCTATCGTTAAAACCGTAAAGCCAAGAATAAATATTGCTATTCCTCGAGCCACATTAGGATAGGCATTTATAAAAGCAAGAAATCCATTAGCCATTTCTTTAGCAAGTGTTACAACTGTTTTAATTACTGGAGCTAATAATTCACCAAGAACAACAGCAATTGTCTGCATTGAACCAACAACAAAAATTTTCATTCCTTGTAATGTATTTTCAAAAGCAGCTGCGCCAGCTCTCATTGCACCTTCGCTATCACCAATACGCCTAATCATTTCGGCCATAGCTCCACTACCTTCCATACCGAAACGTCTAAAGCTTGCTCCAGCTGAAACAACCTGGGCGGCTTGCATTCCTAAAAGTGTGTTAAGGTCTCTAATTCTATCTTCATCTGATCCGAATCGTCTATATGCGTCAATCAATTCACCGACAACTGTAGTCATTCCTCTGATTTTTCCTTCAGAGTCGAAAATTTCAACACCGAATCGTTTAAATGCCCTAACAGCTTCGGGCATCATTCGACGGGATCCACGTTCTTGCATACGTTGCCATCTCGCCATAGATCTTGATAAAATAGCAAATCTTCTTCCTAATCCAGAAACAGCTTGTGCAGAATCAGCGGCAGATAGACCAGCAGAACGAAGCATACCAGCCAAACCAAAAACTTCATTGGCATTAGCTTCCCAAACATTAGGCATACCACGAAGAGAACGCATTATTACAGGTAAATCCTCCATTGATAATGCAGTTTCTCTTGTGGTTTGTGCCCAATTATCCATAATGGTTTTACTAGCATTCATTCTTTCATTTGCTGTATCAAACTGATGTCTAAATTGTGCTATAGCAGCGGCTGTTGATAAAGTTGCCCTATCTAAACCAAGCATTCCAGCCGAAGCAGTTGCTAAATCCAAAGATGATCTAAGAGCATGAATTGATTCTTGAGTTTCTAAACCAGCTGCTCTCAATCTTCTTAGACCACTCATTGCTTGTGTTGGAGAAAACTGAGTTTCAACACCTGTTCTTAAAGCAAGTGCTCTCATCGCTTCAAGTTCATCACCCATAGCGCCACTAACAAATCCAAGTCTAGAAAATTCAACTTCAAATTCTTCTGCATTTTGAAGCATGGGATTAAGAACCATTCGCCTCATTGCTTCACCAGCACCAACAGCACCTAAACCAACCATCATCGCTGAACCAGCAGCTTGTGATCCAGCACTTAATTGGTTTTGAAGATCTTGCATCGCATTTCTTCCACTGTTACGCGATCTTCTTTCCAATCTTTCTAGTTGTTCTTCTGCCAAAGATACACCGCGAACAACACCTGAAGCGTCTAATTCAACGGCTATTCCAAGCATAAGTGTTTCACCAGCACCAGCCATTATCTAGCTCCCATCATTGCTTTCAATCTTTTGTCTTCTTGTTTGATTAATTCTGAAATTCGATCGCAATATTCTTTGCGTTTCCAACTTGGAAGGGATAATATTTCTGATTCTGTCCATCCATAACGATGTGCAATATGATGTACCTGATCTAATAAACTTTGACGAAGACGCTCTGCATCCCCGTCGCTTATTAGAAAAAAGAAGACATACTAAGAACAGCTTCCACCTCATCATAATAACAATTATAGCATTGTAAAAACTCCCACATTAAAATTCCAGGAGTTTGTTCGCGAACAAGATTGAATAACAATCGTCTATCTCTTGATTTTAATTTAGATGCTATGTCTTGATCGATGCCATCCATATCACCTAGTTTTATTATAGTTGCAGCAAACATAGCAGTTAAAGCTTTTGCGTAATCATCCATTGCAAGCATTGCTACATGTTCTTGATCTGCACCTTTTGTAAAACGCATAGTTCCTTTTCTATGATGAACACCATCTTTAAAATATCCTCTTTTCAATTCAAAATCTATTTGTGCAGGTTTATCTTTTGGCCAAGAAATTATTTTTCTATTCGATATTTTCACATCTTGTTCAACAACAGTCTGACACTTCGGACATTTACCACGAAGAACAGCATCATCTTGCTCAGACAAAATTTGTATTCTAGAAAGAACAAAATCACGATCACATTGATACATGTTTCTGGTTATCGATTCGTCAATTAACTTATCTGGATTTTTCTTTCTAGGAACAAGATCTTCAATTTCTTGAATGCATCTAGCTAGTACTTTGGTAAGTGCTTTTGCAGGATTGCCGCCAGTTTTCTTTTTATTTGCGGCAAGTGATTCATCAATACCTGATAATTCATCAATAACAATATTGCGATAACGAACACCATTTTTTTCTATGCCGATTGGAAGAACTATATTATCAGAAATATCTTCCAATACAGTATATTTGTTTTCATCATCAAGTTTAATTTCACTAGGATCAAGACTAACTTCAGACATAAATGTCTCCTTTTATTTTTTCTATTTTATCAACTTTTTAGATTTGTCAATTTTAATTGATTAAAGTTTGGTCATCTTAATTCCCTCATTGGCCAAAATGAGGGATTCTATCGAAACATTGTTTGCTGTTGCATCCAAATCAGTAGTAGAATGATCCATAGGCCAAGCCTTTTTGACCTTCCACTTTACTTTCCTTTGACCTGATTTATTTTTGAGGTAAACGACAACATCCTTTCTAAAGTTATCATCATCACCTATTCCAATTCCTTGTTCACCATTATCTCTATCAAGATTGAATATAGTTTGTGACCAATTGATAAAGTCTTCATCGTTTGAATGACCCCTTTCTAGAGTAACGTTCTCAAACGATGTTTGACCTGGCAATTTCCTCGGTGTTTCGTTATCGGCGCCTTCTCTGTATTCAACCACTTCAGTTGTCTGTTTCAGTCCAGAAACTTTGGAAAAACCGGCGCGAAGAAATCCTGCGATTTCTACCTCAAATTTAAAATCCCTATAAGGATCATCCATTTTTTACCTCCTATACATTGGTGATGTCAGTTCCGCCTTGGAATTGTGCGAATCTCCAAACTACGAATTCACCAGGTTTTTGCAAAGCAACACCGACTTCCCCGATCATTTGACCTCTGATGTCAATATCGTCTTGCGTCATTGTTCCATCATTGATTCCCATTTTTACAAAAAATGCTAATTCTTTTCTGTTTGTTGGGAATGCACGTTGAGGAATTAAATTAGATAAGAAAGTATCAACTCTATCTTTTAATGTCTCCCAAGTTCTCTCTTCATTATTTCTTTGAACAGCCCAACTTGTTCCATCAGCAACTGATTTTTGCATAAATTGAAGTGAACGGATTGTATTAATATATCTCCATTCTTGAGAAACACTATCATCAAGAGTACGCGAACCACTGATTGTAACTGGTGCAGTCTTGCCTTTTTTTCTCAAAACATTAATATGAGCATCATTCATATTACCATGATCAGTATCATCATAAATATCAACAACATCTAGAGCGGAAATTAATTCACCATAATCACCTTCTCCTGCTGGTGCTTGCCAAGGTCCACCGTTTGGTGATGGAATATTGTCAACTTTAGCTCTCTTTCCAGCGAAAGCACCCACACCTGCGATAGAACGCTTTGGATTTGATCCACTTCCTTCTGGATCATAAACCTTTATTCCGCCAGCATAAATACAACCATAATATGAATTAGCACCAAGAGTAGATTGTCTATAACCAATCGCAATTGATGCACTTGATCCCAAAGTCACATGACCAATGTATTCGAGGAATAATTTTGATTCACAATATTGAAGTGCTTGATTTACAACAGCAGAATCGTTATTCCCAACATATGCAACTGGCATAAATTCGATATCTGAATTAAGTGCATATATACCAGTTTTACCTAGTTCGGTTCCAATCCAATCAACATTCGTTATGCCAGTAGTTTCATCAGTACCACCAGTTAAAGCTACTCGAGCTGAATCTGTTGCAGGTAAATCAGCACCAATTCCAATTGCAGCATCAAGGTCTGTTGCAAAGAGATATTCTGATCCAGTAGCATCATCATTCATCAATGTTTCAACATAATTGTCAGCTACATCAAGCATAGACATTTGCGTCCATCTACCGGCTTCAACTTCGACATTATCTTCAAAAATTTGAAGGTCAAATTCACGCGTTTCAATTTGAGTTGTTGCGGTAGTAAATGCATTTGTAAAACTGCCAACAATGTCAACATAAAATGCAACAACACCAGCTGTTACAACGTTGCGAACATCAAGAACTTGATGGAATTCTTCATTTGTTCCATCCCAAACACGAATAACTGATCTTTCTTGGATACCAGAAAGACTTGTAACTTGTAAAGATGTATCTAATGCTGTGATATTAGCAGCAAGATCATTCCCAGCACCAGCACTAGGATGTCTTGGATTTTGGGTAATTAATGTTTCTAAATCATTACCTCTTTCACCAGGACTGATATAACTTTTGTAACCAGCTTCAAGTTTTAATGTATTTTGTGTTCCACCAGCAGCAGTTCCAACAATTGTTTCAACAATGATTCCTAATGCAGCAAGACCAACTGTGAAATCGAGTTCAGAAGTTACACCTGTTGTTGGTGATGAAATTTTGAAACTTCCATTTGCATTTTCAGTTACAGTCGCAGGTGAAGCATCAGCTTCAACAACTGTTTTAACTTCTGCAGTTGTGACGTTTTTAATATTTGCAACATCACCTGTTCCTGGCGAAGATGCACCAGCTGTATGACCAAGTTCTGTTAATGCCGTTCCGCTGACAATCGTAACAAGCGAATTAGTCCCCTGAGTGTCAGAACTAATATCGATTTCACCTGCATTAACAACAGCAAAACCACCAACGATTTGCGAATTAATTTCAGCAGCTGCACCATCAGGATCACCGGCGTGAGTAGCTGTAAAAGTAACGGTTTGATTTCCTAAAGGTGCTCCAGAATCGAATGAAAGAACTAAAGTTTCGCCATTAATATCAGTGATAGAAAGACCAGATCCAGCTTTGGTTGCTCGAGCAGCATCAAATGTTACTGGTGTCGCACCAGCGTTATCAACATCAACAGTAAAACTATCTCCTGCATTTAAAACATATGGTCCTACAAGGCCAGTTTTTTCTGCTGAAGTAGCTGCTACACCCTGCGTAGTAATTGTTCTTGATGCAGCAACCCCGGTATAAGTTGTGTTGTCATCAATGTCAGAATAATTTCCAACACGAGAAGTAAGAAGCTCAACACCACCTTCTTTGAAAAATGCTTCAGCTTCATAAGCCATATCGGATCGAGTTTCTCTTCGACCATAAATTCTAGTCCATTCCTCGAAAGTTCGTGTCCTTATTACAACCCGTAAAGGTCCTTTTTCAGTTATACCAATCAAGGCACCAAAACCCAATGCAACGGGTTGTATAGGAGGATTTAATTGTTTCTTGATCTCGGTATAGACATCAGGTCTAATATAAACTGTCATTTTCCCTCCATACAGTTTTGTTTAATGTGGCGTTTTGTTTATTGCAAAGGGTTGTAATCTCTATGCCACACATCTATTAAATCATTACAGAATTAAGAGCCTGCTTCAACTCCACTATCCGTAATGTCCATGATGGAATGATCCACTGGTGGATCATCGTTGTTTGAAAATTTCCATGTCAACTTAGTAGCAGTTTTGTATTCTCTAAGTGTTTTGTCTGGTAATAATTTGGCCAAAATTCTAACAGTTAATGTTTTGTGATAAATAACAACGTCATTAAGTTGTTCATCTAAAGTTGTTAAAGTACCATTCCAAAACACCCATAAATCTTGTGAACCACCATCAATATCAGTAACAGTTATATATCCACGTGTAGGAGTTGTTTCTATAATCGCATATCTCAATAAATCACGACTCTCACCAGCTCTAATTTTGTGCCATGTATCTATTGTGTAAGATATCTCATATCTATCACCACGTTTTCTCATTGTTCTAATTGGTGGAGTAACCGTATCATCATAATCATATTCTTCTTCTTGTTCATCATCTGAATGTCTAGAAGGAGAATTTTCACTTAATGATAAAAATTTAATTGCAATAGATGGATATACTCTTTCCTTGTATTCTTCGCTTGATGGTTCTTCCACGAAAACTGTTACTGGTGTCGAAACCGGTGGATCACCTATATCAATTGATAAACCACTATATTTTAAAGCTAATGCTTCATCAATATTTTTTATAGAAACAGCTGTCATTAATCCGTACCTTTGAATGAAAAAATTGCTCCTATATCAATAAAATCTTCAAATTCTTTCATCTTTTTCATTTCTTCAAAAGTCGGTCTCCATAAAGGTCTAGCAGGTGTTTTACTTGTTCCATACTCGAGTATTTTGGCCAACTCATTAGCACTCAAACCAGAATAATGATTTCCTCTTGTGGTAATAACAACAATAAGACCATTATCTTTAGTTGGTCTAACAGAATGAATTATTTTATTCATGTAAGTACCATGATCAATATAAATTTTATTATTACCTTTTATTCTCACTGTTATAGGAGATAATTTTTTCCAAGGAAGATCATTTGATTTTATATGATTTTTAAGTGCATCCCTGACAGTTTTGCCAAGATTATCCATTTTATTGACAATTTTTTTCAATGGCTTGTCAGACTTTATATACTTTTTCCAATCACTTAATTTATCCCAATCGCCATATTTTTTTACTTTTGCCATTAATCTCTTTGCCCTTCAATTGAGTTTGCGAGTACAATAGTCAAAAGAAACTTTTCAGCAATTTGCCCTGAAGGATGAACTCTTTCTATTTTATATCTTCGACCATTGAACCATTCAATTTGAGCATCAACATCAAGCCATTCACCTTCATTTGCAGATGGAAATTTTGCAACCAATTCAACCCTACTAAATAAAAAAGCAATATCGAATAATTCACCATTTCCGATAAATGTAATTTGTTCAGATGTAGGATCTAAAATAGCTCTTCCAGTAAGCGAAATAGGAGTACCAAATGTTTTTGTTCTTTGTTTATAGACGTCTGTCGAACCAGATATATATGGATAATATCGAATGGATCCATTTTGAAAATCAGTAATGACTTGTTCGACTCTATCCTGAATTATTTCTTCTCGAGTTGCCATTATGGAACCACCGCTATTGATGTTGAACTATCTGTTTTTAGAAAATTCCTATTTACAGATTTTACTCTGTAATACCATGTACCAGACACAACAGATTCATCGGTATATTCTGTGACATGGATATCAGTTTCTGTTCTTATAACAATTTCATCATCAAAGGTTCCATCTTCAGAGCGAACAACTTCGTAAGAGAAAAAATCTTCAACTTGAAGTTTTGACCAAGAAATTGTAACATCGTTACCCGAAACTAAAGTTGTAATGGTAACAGCATCTAATCCAGGATCCAAAACACGTTTTCTATAACCACCGTTAGTAAGAGATATCCTTCTAACAGTTCCAATTTCAACTTCTGAACCTTGGTTTTGACCAGCTGAACTTCCAACTTCGTTGTCATATTCTTCTTGAATTTTATCAGCTAGTTTCATCCAGTATGTTGGACCGCGACTATCTCCTGTATTTCCGTCAGTAACCGAAAGATTAGGCACTGCTATTGTTGTGTATTTTGTTTCAACATGTTCTATTTCGCTATCACCAGTTGCACCTTCTGACGCACGAAACCAGCACATGTTTATCGAAGCTAATTTTATAAGAAGGAAAACACGATCAAATGGAACATCGGGAACTATTGCATAAGACTCACCAAAATCGAAGTTTAATTTCTGCAAACCTCTTTCAATAGCATCCTTATAATAATCATCATCATATTTACGTGGTGACTCAAAATCAGCTACTGTTCTTCGTGTCGAATCTATGACTTGTTCTTCAGTTGCCATAGATTAAAGATATCAATTAAATGAAGGGTGTGCTACTCGACAAAGCCAGCATTTCTTAAGCTTTCAATTACAATATCAGGTGCATTTATCTTTTTACCGCGTTTTAATTGCCACCATTTACCCGCAATATATTTTGATGTCGTGACTTTTGCTCTAGCTATTTCTGTCTTTTGTTTAGTGTTATTTTTAACAATACTGTTCTCTTTATATTTTTCTTCTTTCTTTGATTCAGAGATCTTTTCTGATTCAAAAACATCTTCTTGTTCAGAAATTGGTTTTGATTCATCAATATCTGCCAAGATATCGTCTCTGATTTTCTTTTTTCTCGGTCGACCCCTAGGCATGTCTATCCCTCTATTTGAAAGTTATTATTGATTTATAACATTAAAATTAAACGGTTTCGATTTTTACGATAAAATCGTCTTCAAGGATCCCAGCACCCATAATCGAATACCAGGCTAATTTATGTAAACGACCAAAATCATTTACACCATCATCTCTAAGTTCAACCGGCAGTCCAATGGCTTTTGCATATGCCATATCTGAGAAAATGAATGATTCATAAACATTAGCAGCTACAGCACCACCTGTGGCGGCATTAACCATAGTAGCTTCATATCCAGGATCTGTAGATGCAGCTGCACCATTTCTCATGTGGGTTGTAGCAATAAATACAACGTCTTCCCACATTCCAAGTTCACCATTGAACAAACGGCGTGTTTGATGATAATTGTTTGCAGCAACCCAATCAGGATTACGTTTTAGATATGCGGCTTGATGAGGGTGAAGGAAGCAAACATAGAATTCTCCATTAAATTTTGGTGCATTTTTTGTTTGAAGAATTTCTACAGCTTGACGAATAACTTCAACGTCAAAATAATCATTACCACCATCAAGTGCAGCGCGACTTGCTTTATTACCAGCATAAACAATTTGTGCCGCATTAACAATTGTATTTCTCAGCATAAGATCATTTACAACTGCGTAGTCTCGTCCAAGAAGAACTGATGCTTCTGCCATCAAATCATCAAAAGACATTTGAAGCATTTTTTCGGTAACGCCAATACCATTACCCCATTCAGTAACGGTAACGGATTGTTGAGCGGCTGTCATATTTTGAGTTACAATAGCAACATGTTCCTGAAGTTGTCCACCAAGATTCAAATTATTATAACGAGTGAAGAAGATATTTTGTCCTGGTTGAGCAAGAAGTTCAGTTTTTTGAACAGCAAAATCTTCAAATCGCATAACAGCTTGCGCTTCGTGCATGATGTACAACGAATATACATCTCTGATAGATTGTGGAATTGAAACCACACTACCAGCGGTATGGACACCAGAATAATTAGTCATTTTTATCTCCCTAAAACGGGAGTAATATCTATTAGATTATACGCCCGCTTTTTGTTTCGCTTTTAAGAGCAGATCTTTGTATGTGTTTTCCCATTCTTCACCGCGAAGCTTAGAGAGTTTCTGTTTATCTTGTGGATTCACAATGGCATCGGTGGTTACACTAGGTGCACCATTCGGAGAAAGTGGTGATGGAAGATTTGCAACAAGACTACTTTGTGCTTTTTTAGCTGCTTCTTCTTCTATAAGTTTTTCCTTCTTAGTAAGCGAAGCAATTGATGCAGCTATTTCTTGTTCATTATTTCCAGTAACAAAATCTTTCAAATGAACCAAACCAGATTTACCAATCTCTTTTTCGCGATAAATGTCTAGTTTGTATTGACTTAATCGTGATGCTGCTTCTGTTGCAACTATCTCCATAGCTTTTTTCATCTTCTCATGTGATGCTTTTAGTTCTCTCAACTCCCTATTAAGTGAATCAGTAACTTTTGTTTTGCCTGCTCTTAAATCTTCAATCTCTTTATTTTTCTGCTCAATTTCTTTATTCAATTTTCCCATTGATTCACTTTGAGCAGAAAATTTCTTTTTAAGATCCTCAATATTGCTATAAAGCTTACCTTTTTCATCGCTTCGTGCTTTATTGAGTAGTTTTTCTAAATCCTCTTTACTAATTAAATCTTCAGAGGGTGGCGTATCTTTTTGTTGCGGTGTTTTTTGCGTTTCGTCATTATCGACGTTTTGAACATCTTCTTTTTTTGGTTCTTCTTCCATTTCCTCTTAAACTCCTTAAATTAAAAATTAAACAAATCTAGGATCGTTAATCTTTCTATAATCAAAACCAGTATTTGAAACGCGAACAGGATTCATTTGAACACGGCCAGTTTTACGCATTCCTTTATTCGCGTTAAAAATAGGTTTGGAACCACGACCATTTTCGGTTTTACCTTGGTTAGATGGTCCTACTTTTCCTGCATTTAAAGCCATGTCACTTTCCTTTCTATTTTAGATGCAATTCCTTTTATTCTATGCCGAATAACTTTATTCAACATATAAACAACTTGACTTTTAACTTTGTGTTCAGATTTCATTAAATGTCAAGAGACCTAAAGCTATTAGCTCACCGAGAATAATACTCGCTTGTTCATTTGAGGATTGAACATATGTCTCCGATTGACGATAACTTGGAAGGTACAATGCTTCTGGATAACACTTACAATAAGGATGTGGATATTGTGGCCAATCCATTACTTTATATAAACCATTAAAAGAAATACCCGAAGTCGAAATCCCTAGGCGGTGGAATTCTGCAACAACATCAGGATTGGTTTTATATGCATAGTGTTCACAAATTTCTTTTCCTCCATACCATTTATGTGAAGGATTCAGTCGCCAATATGCAAACATAACACCCATTGCTTGGACTGTTTTAACTTCAACCATATTTGCTAGACGAGTTTCTTCTGCAACCATCAATCTTTGAGATTGACGATACATTGATCCACCTCTAACAGTTGTATTGCCAGGTCCCCTAAAAGTTAATCCACGATCAATATCTCTCGGAATAATTTCTGATGCACCACCCCGAGTAAATGTTCTTTCAGAAATTCCATTAACTTGAACAATATGTCTTTTTTCTAATGCTTCTAACCTCATTCTAAAACTCTTACCCGAGCCCCTTGGGAATTCTTCATCCAATGCTTTTAAAGACATTTCGCGAATTGCCATTCGTGTTTTTTGATCAAGTCGTCTCAAACCAAGACGCTGTAAATGACGTTCTTGAGATAGTTGTGCTCTTCTTATTGCTGACTCAACACCATCTTCAATTTCTGATTCGATTTGTTTTCTTGCATGTGAAATAGCTCGAGATGAATTTCTTTGTATCCTATTTTTATCCGCATTAAGTAGTCTTCCATCATTCGAGCTAAAAGAATCCTCTGTTATAAAACCGGTGAGTTTTTGAGATGTATCATTCAATATTCGTCTCAAATTTCTAGAATCAGATATCCATGAACGAAACAATACTTCTCTTGATTGAGCTAATTCTATGTCACCCCAAGAAACAGCAGATCTAGGAGCTCTTTTTGCCCATTCTAAAATAGTACCTGAAAGACGTGGCTCTTCTGCCATTATGAATCACCATTTATTCGTCAGAAAATGAAAGTGTCTTTTTAGCAGCTGTATTGCTAACTTTTTGTGCTCTAACTTCTGGAACTCCACCACGCATATTTTGAGTTTTCCCACGTTCAATTTTAGGCATATCAAACATCATCTCATTCATTTCTTCCGCTTCATTTCTGATATCCTGCATAATTTTTTCAATCTCACCCTGAGATTTACCCATCTTTTCAAGCTCTTCTCTTCTGGTCGAAAGTAGTAAATCCAATCTTGCTCGAGCTTTTTCAAGTTCAACAGCTTCATCCATCGGCATTGGATCAGGAAAAACAACATTGTTTCTATATTTATTGCCTTGATATAAACTATTAAATTTTTCTCCAAAAGCAGGATCACCAATTGCTGTTATTTTCATTATCAATCGATTAATTAATCGTAAACCAAGACCGTAAATAAGAGTTTTGATATGATATTTTTCCATTAAAGGCATATATCTGATAGCTAATGCTACTCCAGATGCATTACTTGCAGCTTGAACTTTTCCTAATACCTCTTCAGGTATTCCAGCCAACTCTAGAAGTGATTCTTTAATCATTTTCCAATGATTAACTGATGCTGATAGATCGCCGGATAATTCAAGATTTTTCACATCGCCATCACCTGGAATTGCCCAAACTTTATTAGCTCCACGTTCAAGGTCTTTTAGTTTCGCACCTTTTAAAATAGTTACCGGGGATCCATGATAGCTGATTACATCCGAAATATCTGTAGCTTTTTCATTTAATTCTCTATTGAGCTCAATAATATCAACCATATCTGAAATCCCATAAGACTCACCTGATAAAGGATAATTAGGAATATGAACCACTGGTATTTCTCCAATTGGATTAATTAATGGTGGTCCAAGTGGTTCATTATTTCTAAAGTACTGAACAGTTGCATAATTCTTAATCGATCCATCAGGATGGTAATCAGGAGCTGTCCATATTTCTTGCATTATTGCTGTATCAAAATTGGTTCCATAATGCGGAAATGTAAATGATGGTTTTTGAGGAAGATGACATCTTTCATAAATTGGTGTCAAAATCATAATTCTTTTGAGTTTTTTTCTTTCAACACCACTTGGTCCACCAAATTCAGGAAAACATAGATGTGAAGGGATTATGTCAATTTTTGCATAAGGTTCTTCTAAAAGATCATTATTTTCCCATGATACTCGAGCGAAAAGATCGCCTGTTACTGCACCCTGTTGAGATGCTTCAATTAACCACAACAATCTAGAGTTTTTCTCCCACGTTTCCTCAAGCATGACACGAACAAATTCTCGATCCTCAGCTTCATTCGCAGGTGTAGATGGATCATCCGGTATTTTAACAATGAAACCTTTTTTAAAGGTAAAATTGTTCGCGATATCAACAACACGTCTAGAATAGTTTATCGTAATGGTAGGATCGCCAGGATCCCGTGAATAGCTCCAATGCTTACTTAAATAATAAAGCCAATACTCTCTATATTTTGCTAAACGCGTGTAATGATCAATTGACATACTGTCATGAAAGGTACTTGTGACAATCGATCTCATTTGAGTACCCCAATATGACATAATTCACCTCCACAACTTATGTCTGTTCAATTCGTTTTTTTGCAATCTCAAAGTAATCACGATCAATTTCAATTCCAAAAAACTTCCTACCTTCCATTTTAGCAGCAATTCCAGTAGTACCAGAACCCATAAATGGATCAAGCACAATATCCTTTCCACGTTGTCTTGTTAATCTGCAAAGATATCGCATTAATTTTATCGGTTTCACAGTAGGATGTATATTATCAATACCACGCTCTTTTCTATTAGCTTTGACACAATAGAACAATCTAGAAGCTTTCGTTTTATAAACAACGCCATCTATCTCTGTTACAATATCACCAATATCGTTATCAACTTTTTCATCAGTTCCATCTTCACTCAGAATGATATTAGCTGGGTGACGACCTTCAGTTCTGCATTCTTCTATATTATATCCAGCTACATCCCACTTAAGTGCATTTTTTGCATAATTATCATCAACTGGTTTCATTCCAACTACTATTGGTTCATATGCTGGTTTTAATCCTGTAAATTGTTCACCCCATACTTTAGCTTCATCCGAAGATGGACCTGTTATAGGTGTTATTTGTGGTGGAGTGTTTTTGACTCTTATTCCGTAATTACCACCTTTTTCCTTAAACGAAGTGCATGCATTACCTGTAAGTTTTTGGTAACCAATAATTGGACGTTTACAACCCAATTTTTTATCTATCATTCTTGAAATGTTAGTTCCTTTTGGCATACCCGATTTATAATACCACATCAGACAATCTTTAATATTAAAGCCAGAATTTTCAATGGAACAAGCAACTCGATGATAAATCCTTGGAGAACCAAAGCATAATAGTAATGCACCAGGTTTTGATACTCTTAATATCTCTTTCCATATAGTTTCATTAGGAAAATCTTTATCCCAATCTTTACTAAAAATCGATATACCATATGGAGGATCAGTTATTACTGTAGAAAAGTAATTATTAGGTACTTCACGAAGTATATCTAAGCAGTTTCCATAATATAACATGGAATACCTCAATTCTGTGTTGTAGATATAGCGAGATAGCTATCTTCTTCGTATACAATTAAATCACCTATTGGTATTTCTTTCATTTTATTTTCATATTCTAGTAAACAACTAGTACATATAATAATGCCATCAGCAAGAATTATTTCACCACCATTAGAAACTTCAATAGATGGATCAAATCCAATTAAATGACCAATATCATTTTCCTTAACATGTATACAATATAAAATTGAATGATCCTTTTTTACTGGAAAAGTTTTTTTCATTCCCATTTACCTCTTTTACTTTTTCTTAAACCTTTAAGATAGTTATATCTTCTTGGATTAGTTACAATTGTTTGGTTATTTATACCTTTGTTATACCAAGCTCTGAAATCTCTCATCTTATCCGCTTCTAATTGTCTAGCAGCACGACCAACAAAAGGATTTATACTCTCTTGAATCTCTTGATCACCAGCAACATTAACCAAATAACACAATAACATTAATGAATCTGGATAATCATCTTTTGCATCATCATCACCTTTTGGTTTCGATACAACCATTCTTTGACCACGCCATGTTTTACTTAAATCAGTCATTTGTTGATAGAAACGTTGCCATTTCCTCATTCTAGTAGCATGTGCACTCGCGGGATATGTAATTCGTTTATTTTGTAATTCTTGCAGTAAAATTTTATAACCAATGTCCTTATTGTATTCGTTGAAAACGAATGAAACTACATGTATATCAAACTTATAAAGTTCTGATGCTAAACGTGAAAAAATAGGATCTCCTTTACCAGTAGCATCAACAATGACTGAAGATAAATTATAGTTCTTTAAGAAATTAATTATCTGTGGGTGTTGAGCTTCATGATCATCACCATAAAGCTCCAACCAATTTGATATGTGAATAGGAAATCTATCTTCACCAGCATATTCAATTGGACCATCCCAAAATGCACGTCCGACGGTTACAACAGTTGAATTTGATCGACCAACGTCAATAGAAGCAACGTGTTCATTGTGAGAATCATGAGTTACAACACTGCACGGTCTGATAAATTTGAACTTTTGTTTTCTGTTACCCTTACCAATAACTTTAATCAATGGTTGTTTTGAATTATCAATTCCACACTCTTTGAATAAATCTTCAGTAATAAAAAGACCGCGCTCGAGTAACCAATGAAGACGATATTTCATTTTGAAATCATCAGAGTCTTCACCTAAACGACGCATTTCTTTTTCAACATATTTTCTATAACGTTTATTGTATCTTTGAGCTACCGTGTAATCGAATTCAAAATGTAAACGCTTTTTATCACGAACCATTCCTTTACTTACATCATGTCTTTTATTACGCTGACAAGCTAAATAGAATTCATTTTTATCACGAGAAGGTGTACCAATTTTAATAATAGTAGCAGCTGTAGCACTACCCATTGGATGAATTGAACTTCTAATAACATGAGCTAAAACATCCTGACATTCTTCGATTATAATAACATGAAATGTTCGACCTTCTATCTTAGCTTGTGGTGATGCAGTTCCACAAAATACAAAACTACCATTTGGCAACGAAAGGTCTTTACTTAATTCATTAAGGTCAATATTGATATCACTATCTAAAAGCATTTTTTTAGCTGAATCACAGTACATTCGTGTCCTCATACGTTGCCACATGATTCCACTCTGTTCGTAATTTGGTGCATAAATCCCGACCCATAAACCTTTTGCAAATTTACTTATTCGTTCATCGCCTTTAAAAATGTTTCCAAGAATTGGTAATATAACTAAACAACCACATACAACGAGAGCTGTTGTTTCCGTTTTACCAGATTGTCTCGAAAATAGTGACGTTATCTCTTCTGCATCTTCAACCAAAATTGAATATACAATTCGCCAACCAAATTCGTATTGATACGAATAAAGGTCTACGCCACTTTGACGCTGGCAATATTCCATCACAACATCACTCAAACGCTCAATTTCTTTGTCTGTTAATTCTCTATCGCATAAATCATCGAAATTAATAAGACTTTCACTTAATTCATTTGCAATGCTTCCACTAACACCACCTTTTTCGATTTCTTTATCTTTGTCAAATAAGTCATTCATTTATTACCTCAAAATTAATACTTATCTTTAAAGGTATTTCATTAAAATCAAAAATACAATTTTTGTTTTTGTGAATATCTATTTTTGTGTTGACATACTGCTTATTTAATGACATAAATATTCCTATCAAAATAAATAGAAAATAAAAAATCAAAAAGGTGAATTTATGGAAACAGGATGGCCCGTAATGAGACAATTTAAGAAGAATTTGGAGACACTATGACATTAAAAAACAAAATAAAGTCAACGATCGATAGACTCGAGAACAATCCTCCTTTCAAAGCGAATAAATGGAAGCATCCAATTGAAGATTCTCTCAATTGGGTTGTGAACAACGCTGATGAGTCTATTTTTACTCTCTCAAAAATATATGGTACTATCAAAGTCCCAATATGGAGGGTGATTTTTCATGATAAAGCATTTCACAATGATTATTTCACGATAAGTATAAGTGCAAAATCAGCGAATGACTTTGCTTACATTTGCCTCTCTTTGAATAATAGAAAAAAATTCAATATAAGAGCAAAAAATGAAGAAGAGATCCGAAACGGTATCTTGAAGCTCTTAAAGAAAATTTAACAATGTATTGGCATTATCAAGCTTGGCTTACGGATATTTGTTACAACAACGCTAGACCAATTTGCATTTACAACATACCAATGATTTGGGGTGTTCCAGAACCTAAACTAGGTTTTCCTATTTTTTGGTCATATGCTTTAGGAAGAATAGAAGAATGAACTTCAAATTCTACATAGACAGTGAAAACGTAAATGAGTTTTTAAACTCTGAACCGTTTATAAAAACAAAAGACCTTATACATGAAGCATGTGCTAACTTTGTAAAAGTACTATCTAATGAAACTTATTTTTATACCGAATACACTTCTTACATGGTAAGTCAAAAAAATGAAAATATTTATTATGGA